CTATGACGCACGGACTGGATACGGCAGAGGATTGCATGAGGTGCTTGGCGGTGCTCGGCGAGCCCCAGCGGCTGCGGATTCTCCGGGCGTTGGCCGACGGCGAGCAGACCGCGGGTGAGCTCTCCGAGCGCCTCGGCGTGCGGCAAAACACGCTTTCCCATCACATGAGACAGCTTCGCGAGCACGGGCTGGTGGAGGTTCGCCTCCACCATGCATAACCCGAACTCGCAAGTTGCAGTCGAATTCGTCGGTTCCGTCGTCGAAAGTCAAGATGACGGAGTCGACGAATTCTTGTATGACAGCCTTCTTTGCCACGTCGTCTCCATGTAGGAGCTGGTACTTCTTTTCGCGGATCACAGCCTCAATCGCCGCGTCGTCCAGATGGTCTCGTTTTTTCATGACTTCGAGACGGACAAGCGCTTTTTCGATTTCATCCTTCCGGTCCTTAGCCTCATTGATGTACGACCAGACAAGTTCCTGATCTTTAATGCCTCTTAACGAGTTCATCCAGGCCTGAATATCCTGATTAATTTCCGAGAGCTCGCGCCGCAGCACTTCTTCGTCTTGTTTCAATTGCGCGCGCTGCTCTGCATACAGCGCTTGGATGTTCTTCACCATCATTTGAATGGACTCGTCTGTGAAATAGGTGTCAACCAAAAGTTTGATAATCGCATTCTCAATGTCAGACTTACGAATGCTCGGAAGGCCACACTTCGCAGAACATGTGTAGTACTGATACTGACTTCCTTTGTTGGTATAGCTGTTGCCGTTACAACGAGCACCGCATTGGCCGCAGTACAACTTATCGCTCAACAGATACGTAGCATCGCCTTTGTAATAGCTCGGTTTGAATTTCCGTGTGGCCATGATCTGATTCACCCTCTCAAAGAGTTCACGGTCAATGATGGGAGGAACTACACCCTCCACAACAACCTGCTCTTCTCTTGGTTTGAAATCATGATTATTCCGTGTTCCATCTTCTCGCTTTGAAGACCGTACGTCCCAAGTATAAATGCCGATGTATTTCTTGTTGCAGTGCCAACCGTCAAAACTATTGATGGTGAAAGGCCGTCCGCGTTGGGTACGGAAGCCGCGTTCATTGAGCTCTGCAGCGATCTCCGACTTGTTTTTCCCCTCGGCAATACGGGTAAAGAAGATTCGGACGGCTTCTGCGGCACGTTCATCGATTTCCAAACGCTTGGTCTCTGGATTGACTCGATAGCCATAAGGTGGCCGTCCGCCTGTTGTCATGCCCTTTAGGGCGTTTTCCTTCAATCCTTTACGGCTTTCCCTTGCGAGGTTTTTGGAGTAGTACTCGGCCAAACCCTCTAATACTGATTCCAAAATAACACTTTCCGGTGAATCGTCCAAGCGCTCCAGGACGCTTTCAAGACGTACACCGTTCCGCTTCAGAATGCGTTTGTAATACGCGCTGTCGTAACGATTGCGCGCAAAGCGATCTAATTTATGCACGACGACCACATCAAAGAGTCCTTTTGCACTATCTTGGATCATCCGTTGAAAGTTCGGTCGATCATCGGTCGTCGCCGACCGTGCCTCGTCTGGGTAAACCCCAACTAGTTCGTAGCCCTTCTGTTTACAGTACTCCTCGATCGCGCGCATCTGAGCGTCAATTGACTCTTCGCGTTGGTTATCGGAGCTATAGCGAGGATAGGCAACGGCCCGAATTTTCTTTTTAACCAAAGAAGCTCACCTTCTTTTCTGACACAGTTAGTAACCTTAAGAAGAAACAAAACCTCCGCCATTAAACCAGAGGTCCGCTTCTATCCACTCTAAAGCCTCAAGGAACAACCGATTCCGGATAGCCCTGCTTAGATGATTGATACGCTTTTCAGCTGGTGTAAAATTGACATCACACTTGTTAGACAACACGGCTGGAATGAGATCTTCAAGGCCGTTAAAACAGTAATCTGGGATTAGCAAGCGGGACGCGCACCAGTTTGCTTCGACCTCAAGTACGCCTCGAAGTTCGGGGGAAATCCGATCGAGCTCATCAGTTGTATTCCAGGGTAAATCCCAATGAGCTAGAACATGGCTCAATTCATGTGCTAACGTCCACCGTTGTCGACGCCGAACTGTCTCTGCATCACCGCGCAAATCGGTCGCTATGTATATGTGGTACCCTGTACCCGTTCTAACGGTGTAGCCTTCCGGGCCCTTTAAGTAAGTAAATTGTATACGACAATTAAATATTCGAGCTAGAGGTGTGAGATCGATTGGTGGCTGTGGATTTCCGATCTCCGCAAGAGCAACGTAGGCGATCTGTTCCATGGCTTTAAATCGAGGAGAAGACAAGACAGAATGCTCATTATTTGTGCTTGTTTCCGTGCTTCATCGCCTCCGCGAGCTGCTTCGTGAGCTCCAGAAATCGTGTATACGCTTCCTCCGAGAGCTCATCCCGGGCTCGAGTAATAAATTCAACTGCGTCCCTCAATTGTTCGTCTTCACCCGCATCTTGGGAATACCCGTGCGGGTCATTAGTACGCCCGAGTAAATAGTCTACCGAAACCCCCAACACCTCAGCAAGTTTTTGTAATCGCTCACTTGGCGGTATGGATTTATCCCGTTCGTAATTTGAAATGTTTGCCTCGGTGACTCCTAAAGCCATTGCGATCTGACTTTGAGTTAAACCTCGCCGGATGCGCGTCTGCCGAATGCGTTGCCCCAACGTCATGTACTTCACCGTCCTTAAATAAAATTTTCGATTCACCCCCTTGCTTAAGCGATACTTAAGTGCTATATTCGAGGCACAAGGAGGTGAGGCCCCGAAATGGTCACGCAAACATCATCCTCAACGCCTTTGCGCAGTCGGTTGCGCGAAGCCCGCAAGCAAAAAGGGACGCAGCGCAAAGTCGCAGCGGATCTCGGGATTACAGAGACATACCTTCGAGCCATCGAACATGGTACTTACTTGCCAAGCATTCGTATCATGAAACGGATGGAGCATTATTTTGGTGTTCCTCTGGACGAGCTCTTTCCGGAGCTTAACGACCCTAGTTTCTATTTGTCTGATAGTTAAGGGAAACTTGTTGTCGACGCCTATTATAAAGCATCAATTGAACTTGCGCAAGTGACACTTACGGTGAAGGGCTGTCTTATGCCTTCTACTTAAGCGAAACTTAACTTTATCCTTGGACCAAATGTCAACTCACGAAGACCGGTCCAGGTGTGAACGGCCATGACGCGGAAGGGGCTGACGCCAATCAAACGCGCGAAACCCATTCGTTTCACAGTGGAAGAGGTCCCACACCCCGAGCCAGAGCGGCTTGCCAAGGTTTTGGCGCAGTTCTTCTATCCCATCGTGATGGAGGAACTAGGCGTGACTTCAGAGTTGGAGAGCATTCGTGCCATCAAGGAAGGAGGCCGTATGGATGGCCAAACTCACACTCAACCCTGAGTATCGGTTGTATGAGCGTGACGGGCAAGTGTTTTGCAGCAGTCGACAAGTAGCCGATGAGTTTGGAAAGCGTCACGACAATGTCTTGCGAGACATTGCAAACCTCGACTGCAGCGAGGAGTTCCGACTCCTCAACTTTGAGGAGTCATATTACATCAACGAGCAAGGAAAGAAACAGCCTCAAATGCTCATGACCAAAGACGGATTCACCTTTTTGGTTATGGGCTATCGGGGAAAGAAAGCGGCGTGCTTCAAAGAAGCCTACATCCGACGCTTTAACGAAATGGAAGCCTTCATCCGCTCATTGCAGGCAGCGAAGATGGAGTTCCCGGCGTTCACGGAAGCCGTGATGAACGCGCACGAAGAGCCGAAGCATTACCACTTCAGCAACGAGATCAACATGATCTATCGCATCGTGCTCGGCATGGACGCGAAAGCCTTCAGGCAACTGCACGGGCTGGACAAGGACGCGGTCATTCGCCCGTACTTGACGGTCGAACAAATACAAGCCATCGAAGCCCTCCAGCGGGTGGACATTGGATTGCTGGTGGCCGTACCGGATTATCAGCGACGCAAACAGCTGCTTCAAGAGCATTACGTGCGAATGCAGAGGAAACGAATCGCGTGAGAGGAGGGCTTCATATGAACACCATCGACAGTGACGACGTCTTGATGGAGTTTTGCGACAAGACCGGCTTTGAAGACCCACATCCCAACGATTTCCCTGTGTTTCTTGAGTTCTTGCAACACGAGTATCCCGATCTCGTCGATGCGGCGTGGCTCATCTGGAAGCAATGGTTCTGAAAGGAGGGCTTATCACAATGGACGCCTATTACGTCCGGATTTACACCCTGCAAAACGGTGAACAGATTGAAGCGCCTGTCGTGTATCAATCATACGAGCAGGCGGAAGCCGACTTGGACAAGTTCCGCCTGCACCCTGAATTTGACCTCTCTCAAGTAGCTCACATTCGAATTGAAAAGCGATACTGCTCTCGGCCCTTCTGGGCGTCAGACGTAACTGAGAGCAAAACGGATGCCACGAACCGTGGAAACCAATACACCATCAAAGTTGCGCTCGACATGAGTGAGCTAGCTAATCAACTGCGAGAACTGGCAGACATTTTGAGCCCCCAAAACGGGGAGGGGAACGGTTCGCTGCTTAAAGTTTCAGATTGATATGCGTCGTTTGCCTCCTAAGCAACTTGGATAAGTCGTCCAGTGTTCGCTGCACCGTGTCGATCGCTTCGCGATTGTCCAAACGGATCTCAGCGTTGCAGTGAGGGCAATGCACGACAGTGTCTGGTATGAACAAACTCTCAGCTGCCACTGAGAATTTGTTCTGACAACCCGGGCATTTCAGGTCTGCTGAATCACCCTTGAAAAAGTCTTTTGGTTCCATAACGTGCCTCCAGGACTTCCGCTCCCCTGGTGACAGTTTCGATGTGTGGACGGAAATTCCTGCATAAACAAAGTGCCTGAAAGGAGGTGACCCACATGGGCAACAGACGCAGGGGCAAACGGAAAAAGGGTTCCCGCGGCAACGGGAACCCAGGCGCAGCACGTCTGACACACACCAACACCATAAGTGTACCAGACGTGCCTGTGTCTCCGCCAGCCCCTGCTGAGCCCGACATCTGGGACAGCGTGACCGTGGCGGACGTACGGGAGTTGGTACGCCGCTACGGCCATTGGGGACTGCGGTTCCCCGCCAAAGTGGTCATCAAACTGCTCGACGAGATCGAGCGACTGGAGGGACAGGCATGCACAAGTTCTACGTTGGACAACCCGTCATCGTCGGCCCGCACGCCGAACACTCGGTAGGCTGCCAAGGCCGCATTGAGCGAATCCGCGGACGGATGTGCGATGTCCGCGTCACCACAACGCGAGGCAACTATCTCAGCACCTTTGATGCTCGCACGCTGGCACCGTCGGACAGCCACGCACTGCACCCGGAACGGGCACTCCAGCGCGCGTTGGACAAGCTCCTGGCTGAAGCAAAGGCGGCAATCGCCGCAGAGGAGGTGAAGACGACGTGGAGCTGACCGTACGCATCGAAGCGCCCGAACTGACGCACGCCATTCTCGAGCTCGCCTCCGTCCTCGCCATGGGTGTGTCCGCGGAGGCGGCCAAGGTGTCATTGGCGCATGAGCGCGCCATCTCTGAGGCTACGGCACAGACGACATCTGCGCCAAGTCCACAACCAACGGCGGCTCCGGCAACGGCGTCGGCCGCGGCAGCCGCAGCAACCCAACCTGCGGCCCCAACGGCACCAGCGGCACCCACACCGCCACCGGCGCCCTCAACTGCTGTGCCGACAGCCGCGCCGACCTACACCCTCGAGCAGCTGGCGGTCGCCGCGACACAGCTCGTCGACGCCGGCCGACGGGACGAACTCATCCAGCTGCTCCAGTCGTTCGGCGCGCAAGCGCTCACCGCCTTAGCACCTGAGCACTACGGTGCGTTCGCGACAAAGCTGCGCGAGATGGGGGCGAAGCTCTAGTGGTCGCGACACACGCAGAACGCCCTCACGCACTGCTCAGCGCGTCTGCAGCACATCGATGGCTGGCCTGCCCGCCGAGTGCCCGGCTGTGTGAACAATTCCCGGACACGACGAGCGAGTATGCGGCTGAGGGGACTTTAGCGCATGAGCTCGCCGAGCTCAAGCTACGCAAAGCGTTGAAACTCGGCAATCTCAACGCGCGGGAATTCAACAAGCGCCGCAAAGAAATTGAGTCGCATCCGCTCTACAGTGCTGAAATGGACACTTACACGGATAGCTATGTCGACTACGTCCTTGGTATCGTGCACAGCTATCGCGTGCCACCTTACGTGACGGTCGAAAAGCAGATTGACTACAGCGCCTACGCGCCTGAGGGTTTTGGCACCGGCGATTGCATCGTGATCGGCGGCGAAACCTTACACATCATCGACCTGAAGTACGGGAAAGGCGTGCGAGTGAGCGGAGAAGGCAACCCACAAATGCGTCTCTACGCGCTCGGCGCCTTGCAGGAGTACGGGTTCCTGTACCCGATTACGGAAATCCACACGGCCATTGTGCAACCGCGCCTCGAGAGCATCAGCGAAGAGACGATCTCTGTCGACGAACTGCTTGCCTGGGGCGAATCTATCAAGCCTATCGCCGAGATGGCGTATCGAGGCGAGGGTGAGTTCAACGCGGGGGAGCACTGTCGCTTCTGTCGTGCGAAGTCCGTCTGCCGCGCTCGGTCTGAACAGTACCTGGCGCTCGAAGCGTTCGGACAAGCCAAGCCTCCGCTCATCACGGACAGCGAGGTCGGGGAAATTCTGCGTCGAGCCAAGGCATTAGCAGAGTGGGTAACGGACCTCGAGGAATACGCACTGCAACAATGTTTGGCTGGCAACCAGATCCCCGGCTGGAAAGCTGTCGAAGGTCGCGGTTCGCGGCAATACGTCGACTTGGATGCCGCGTTCAAAGCGCTCATCGACGCCGGCATCGATGAAGCGGTGCTCTACGAACGCAAGCCACTCACTGTCGCGCAACTCGAAAAGGTACTCGGCAAAGCGCAGTATCGACAGCTACTCGAAGAACCGGGACTCGTGAGGAAGGAACCCGGCAAACCGACACTCGTGCCTGAATCGGACAAGCGTCCCGCGATCACCGCGAAAATTACGGCCCAAGAAGCCTTTGGAGGAGACGAACGATGACGAAACCGACGACCGTGACGACCGGACAAGTGCGTCTGAGCTACGTGCATTTGACGAAACCGTATGCCGCGAATCCCGGGCAAGAGCCGAAGTACAGCGTGACGCTTCTCATCCCGAAATCCGACGTGCAAACGAAGCAACGTATCGATGCGGCTATCGAAGCGGCCATCCAAGAAGGCGTCCTGTCGAAGTGGGGTGGCGTGCGACCCCCGGTACTCAAGATCCCCGTCCACGACGGAGACGGCGTGCGCCCGAACGGCGAACCATTTGGACCTGAATGTAAGGGTCACTGGGTAGTCACTGCCTCCAGCAAACAGCCGGTCGAAGTGGTCGACCTCAATCTGAGTCCGATACTCGACCAAACGCAAATCTACAGCGGCATGTACGGGCGCGTGTCGATCACCTTCTTCGCTTTCAATACGAACGGCAACCGCGGTATCGGATGTGGCTTGAACGCCGTGCAGAAGGTCGCCGACGGTGAACCACTTGGCGGACGAATCAGTGCCGCGCAGGCCTTCGGTGATGGTTTCACGCCAGCTACGACTACCACACCAACTGCGCCGCCAACGGCTGCGAAACCTGCCATCGATCCGATTACTGGCCAACCGCTGAGCGGAGGCGTGATGGGGTTGTGAGCGATGCGACATTTGAGCGTGGACATCGAGACGTACTCCAACGTCGACATCAAGAAGAGCGGCCTGTACAAGTACGCGCAAAGCCCTGACTTCGAGATCTTGCTGTTTGCGTACTCGTTCGACGGAGGGCCCGTCGAGGTCGTCGACCTGGCTCAGGGAGAGCAGCTGCCGGCAGACATTCTGTCGGCGCTGCAAGACCCAGGCGTGATCAAACACGCTTACAACGCGGCCTTTGAGTGGTACTGCATCAATCGGTTCTGGCCATCTCCGCTCGAGCAGTGGCGCTGCACCATGGTGCACGGTCTGTACTGCGGGTATCCCGCAGGTCTCGCCAACGTCGCCAAAGCGCTCCAGCTCAACGAGGACAAGCAGAAGATGAGCGTCGGTGCCGCACTAATTCGGACGTTCTGTGTGCCGTGTAAACCCACCAAAGCGAACGGAGGGCGCACACGGACGCTCCCGCATCACGAGCCCGAAAAGTGGGCGCTCTTCAAGGAGTACTGTCGGCGCGACGTCGAGGTCGAGATGGAGGTTGCGAGGCGTCTGGCAGCCTTCCCGGTGCCTGAAGAAGAACAGCGACTGTGGGTACTCGATCAGCGCATCAACGCGTACGGCGTGGCCATCGACACGGACCTTGTGGACGGTGCCCTGGCCATCAACGAGACCGTGACCTCGGAGCTGATGGACGAAGCCGTCCGACTGTCCGGACTGGACAACCCGAACAGCGTGCAACAGCTCACCAAGTGGCTGACCGAGGAGTTGGGCGAAGAGGTCACGGACCTGCGCAAGGATACGGTGGAGACGCTGCTGCAGTCCATCGACGATGGCGCAGCCAGACGCATGCTCGAAATAAGGCAAGAGTTATCAAAAGCATCCGTCAAAAAGTACGCCGCCATGCGCGACGCGGTGTGCGCGGATGGGCGGGCGCGAGGGCTGCTCCAGTTCTACGGGGCCAGCCGCACAGGGCGATGGTGTCTAGCCGAAGGAACGCCCGTACTTGTGCGAACACAAGAAGGCGAAATCCTGGAAAAGCCCATCGAATCTGTATTGCTTACAGACCGAGTTTGGGACGGAGAGCAGTGGGTAACTCACGAGGGGGTAGTGTTCAGCGGTGACAGGGACGTGATCACCTGGGACGGTATTACTGCGACCCCTGAACACATCGTGTACATCTCCGACACCGAATCAATGCCACTGGCCGAAGCCAAGAGAAGGGGGTTGCGACTGTGGAGAGGCAATTCACCGTTTACCGCATCATCGGACCAACTGGCAAACAGTACATCGGCGTGACCAGCATGTCAGTGACAGAACGTTGGCGTCACCACATCAATCACGCCGATTCGGCGCCGATAGACCATCCTTTTTACTCGGATGTCCGTAAGTACGGCCGAGATGCGTTCATGGTTGAGACGATTCGCTCTGGATTGGGCTTCACCGAAGCCCGTAAGGCGGAACGTGCACTCATCGCTGTCACCCCAGAGCACTTGCGTTACAACCTCTCTCCAGGCGGAGCGGAAGACGCGAAATTCGGCGGAATCGTGTTCTGGGAAAGGCTCAATGCGGATCCGGAAGCCCGACAGATTTTCCTGCAAAAGCTTTCAGAGGTAAAGAAGGCGCGCGATTGGTCAGACTATGAGTCCATGTCTGAGGCTGCGGAATCCTGGCGCAAGGAACATCCCAAAGAAGCGTACAGGCTCGCGTACCGGGCCATCCGCCTGGCACGCAAAGCTCGACCGCAGCCTGTTCGCAAGGAAGATACACGTCCTCTGAAGGAGCGGCTCATGTGGAAGCACAAGCGCTCAGAGATGACGCGCAAGCATGCATTGGCGCAGTGGGCCCGCAGGACCGAAGCCGAACGCGTCGCAATCGGAGCAAAGATCTCCAAGAAACTGAAGAAACGAATGATGGATAAGGCGATCCTTCCTGATTTCAAGCAGGAAGAATGGCCGTTTGCAAAGGCTACGGTTTTACGAAAGATGCGGCAGGGAATGTCGAGAGAAGAAATCATCGCAGACGCTATCAAGGTTGTCAGGCAACGCGGATCCCATTGGCGCGACGTACAAGCCAAACTACAGGCCATGCGAAAAGAGGGGCATCTCTGATGCGAACGTACGACATCATCAATGCAGGACCGAAGAACAGGTTCATGGCAAACGGCCGGATTGTATCAAACTCAGGGCGGCTCATCCAACCCCAAAATCTGCCAAGAAATCACTTGGATTGCATGTCCTTGGCACGAGACCTCGTCAAGGCGCGCAAGCTTGATGCCATCCGAGTGATCTACGGCAACCTAGCGGACACACTCTCGCAGCTCACGAGGACTGCGCTCATCCCGTCTCCAGGACACCTCTTCGTCGTCGCCGACTTCTCCGCTATCGAAGCACGCATCACCGCATGGCTAGCGGGCGAAGAGTGGGTGCTCGAAGTCTTTCGGACGCACGGCAAGATTTACGAGGCCACGGCTGCGCAGATGTTCGGCGTGCCGCTAGAGCGGATTGTCAAAGGCAACCCGGAATACGAGCTGAGGCAGAAGGGCAAGGTCGCGACTCTCGCACTTGGGTACGGCGGCGGTTCAGGAGCGCTCATCAACATGGGCGCGTTGAAACAAGGTCTCACAGAGGATGAACTGCCTGAGATCGTACAACGCTGGCGTGCCGCCAACCGGCGCATCGTTGGCCTCTGGTACACCGTTGAAAACGCCGCGCTTGAAGTGATGCGCACGGGACAAGCCGTCGGTGTACGAGGGCTCATCTTCGCACGAGAGGGCGACGGACAGCAGGACTGGCTCACCGTACGGCTACCGAGTGGTCGCAAGCTCTATTACGCGAAACCCGCTATCGAGCTCAACGACCGCGGGAACGAACAGCTAAGTTACCAGGGCACCACGATGAAAGGCGGCAAACCGGAGAGGACGTCGACGTGGGGCGGGAAGCTCGTCGAGAACTTGGTGCAGTCCATCGCCCGCGACTGTCTGGCGGTGTCGCTCATGCGACTTGCCGCGGCAGGCTACAAGATCGCGTTTCATGTGCATGACGAAATCGTGCTTGATGTACCGGCTGAACAAGCAGACGTCGATGCGGTGACGACCATCATGGGACAACCCATCGACTGGGCGCCAGGGCTACCGCTTAAAGCCGAGGGCTTCGTTTGCGAGTACTACCGAAAGGATTGAGGACCTTGCATGAAACCTGCTTCTACTGCGGCCGCGCGACCGAAGAGCCTCTTAATCGATACGGCGTACACGACTATTGCTGCTACGAACAGGAGGACGACACATGCGAGACACCGCGCTCACAGTGGGCCAGCGAATCATCGCCATGGACTGTCTCGGCATCGGGCCGCGTGCTGGATATCGCTACGTGGGCGGCACCATCGAATACCTCTCTCCTCGAGGCTGGGCAACCGTAATGCTCGATTTTGGATATCGGGAGTGCTTCTGGCTGGAGGAACTCGAGCCTGTGGAGGAGGCGGCACCATGGGAGAACTGTGGGAACGTGCTTTACGCGCCTTAAAGGCACGCGTTGATGCCGGCGAACTCGACCCTGAAGACGTCATCACACGGTTGACCGATACCATCCTGCACCCAGAATCCCCTACATACGACCCGGTCAACCATCCTCGTCACTACGTAACCGGCGGTATCGAGACGATCGACTTCATCGAGGCAAAGCTCGGCCCGGAACGGTTTGAGGGCTATTGCATTGGCAACGCCATCAAGTATCTCTCACGTTATCAGCACAAGGGCGGCAAGGAAGACCTTCAAAAGGCCGTTTGGTACCTCAACCGCATCATCGAAAGGAGCCAAGAAGTATGACGACGACCACTGATCTGACCCTTGAAATCACGAAACCCATTCTCGACGCCATGAAAACCGCCGCGCGGTTCGCGCCGAAGAAATACCCCGTACACGCCTATGAATACATCCGTGTCACCGCAAAAGGTGGGGACCTGATCATCGAAGCCGCAAATAGCGACGCGTACTACCGTCGGACCCTCTTCATGCCGGATGTAACGGTGCCCTCACCGACGGCCGCGGTACTACATCGCGATGTACTCCTGAACACCAAGGCACCGACCACCTTGCAATTCGGCGACCGCCCGCGCTTGGGCCCGATGGTGCTTTGCCCTGATATCTTACCTGAGGACTTCCCGTCAGCCCCGCCGAAGGCGACAAGCGAAGCCGTGAATTGTGGTGCGGCTTACTTTCACGCGCTTGAACGCGCCGCACTTTCCGCATCGAAGTCAAAGGTTCGCCCAGTGCTGCAAGGCATCTGCCATCGCGGAAATGCAATGTTTGCCTCAGACGGCCTGTGCGCGTATTGGGCGAAAACAGATCAGTCCTGGCCGCAAGATCTCGTTTTACCTGCCTCGTACGCGGCGACACTCGGGAAACTATTCGCGCGGTCAGGAGCATACATGGCCTGGAACGACTCACACATCTGGTATTGGGGCAACGGGCATCAGATCGCAATTCGGCCTCTTGTACGCCCTGTGGATGGGCGACATTATCCCGATGTCGAAGGGGTCTTTCCACGATCAACACCGATTGCGAGCGGCACGCTTGATCGCAAAGCGTGGATGCAGGCACTCGATTCTGTGATCTCGCTCTATAAGTCGGTCAAACGCCGTGATCTCGAATTCCGGATGACCATCGAGGGATTCATCGGAAAAGCCGTCATCTGTGCACGTGTGGAGGGACATGAACTGCAACAGGAAGTACCCTGTCAAGCCAGCGTGTCCTTCTGGCTACGGATCAACGCGCAGTTGCTCCATCAGGCGCTACAACAGTTGGATGACAGTAACGAAGTCGAATTCGAATTTTACGGTTCGGAGACGCCGTTTCTACTCTCGCAACGTAACGGACAACGCAAAGCCTTGATCGCGGTCATGACCAAGTGAGGTGGGACGCAATGGGCACTCCCGTCACTTCCGATGTCGTCATCGTCGAAGCTCGCCCGCTAAAGATGCACAAAGGCTTGCCCACGGTCATCGAGCTCACGTATGTCGTCGGTCAACAGGTCCACGTGCTCGACTACATCCTGCGTCACCCCGACCAGGGCAAAGCCCGACCTCGCAGACACGAGGTGGACAAGCCATGACGTATCGGAACTATCATCGCACACTCGCCGGTACCCCGGTCCCACGTGCGGACCGGGAACGCGCGGCAGAGCAATCCAGCGAAATGGTGGTGTATCACATGAGCAAAGCCGAGATGGAAGCCTATCTCGAGGAGCGATACGGGAAAAAGCGCAAGGACAAGCCTGAACCTACACAAGAGGCGTACCTCGCATTACGCCTGAATGGCAGAGGCCGAGCACAGGCCATTCGAGAGCTCTTCAACTCGCACAGTCAGGGCTATCAGGCGCTCGAACGGTGGGGGCTGAAAGACAAGCATGCGGAGGCAGCTGCGCTCGACGAGATGCGTCGCCGATTCACTGCCAAGACGGGCGAAGTGGCGCCGGCCGTCGAAGCAAACAGCACGGCGGAAGGCCTCGACACACAAGACCATGCACAAGATGCCGCGCGCGTTGAGGCACAAGAGGAAACCCCTGATGAACCCGAAGCCGAGCCATCGATTACCTTCACCCTCGTGTGCCACGAGGACATGGCGCGGACGGTGCTTGAGGCGCTCATCGAAGACGTACACGTCACCGCGCGCAGCAAAGGCTGGCACGATACCGAAACGCCGTTGCCGGTGCATCTCGCGCTCATTCACTCCGAGGTCAGCGAAGCGCTCGAAGCGGACCGCAAAGGTTTTGGCACTGACCTAGTGGCCGAGGAGCTCGCTGATGTCGTCATCCGTACGTTCGACACCGCCGCCGCGCACGGGCTGAAACTCGCGGATGCGCTCCTCGCCAAGATGGCGCGAAACAAGGCACGGGCGTATCGTCACGGCGGTCGGAAGTACTGATGGCGTCATCAACGCCGCGAGCGGGAGGAAAAGGCGCAATGAGCGCAACGAACCGCGACACAGCAAGACGCGAGTATGATGCGTACCAAACGCCGCGATGGGTCATTGCAGCCCTGTTGGACAAGATCGGGCCACTAGTACACGGCAAGACAATCCTTGAGCCGTGCGCCGGAAAGGGTGAGATCGTTCGAGCACTTCAAGACCGCGGCGCGGTGGTGACAGCCTACGATATTCAATCCGGGACTGACTTTCTGACGATGGACTGTGCCGGTATGCACTGGGACTGGTGCATCACCAACCCGCCGTACCGATACGCGCAGGAGTTCATTGAGAAAGCAATGAGCGTAGCCGACGAAGTTGTGATGTTGCTCCGTCTAGGTTTCCTTGCAGGGCAAAAACGAAAGGACTGGTGGCAAGTCAATAGACCGAAAGTTGTTTACGTCTTGTCCAAACGCCCAAGCTTCACTGGACGAGGAACCGACAGCGCGGATTATGCGTGGGTGTTATGGAGGCCAAGACGGCACGACACGTCTTGCACGCTTCTGGAATGGATGTGAGGGGGGCTAGAAACATGAACGGACAGCTAGCGCCTGGCACAAGAGTTCGATGGTTCATCCGACACCGCGACGAGCGAATGCAGATGACGGGCTCCGTCATCGCGTTCGTGCCCGCAGGACATGCGGCACTAGCATACACACCAAAGGGAACGCCGAGCGACTGGCTTAAGGCCAAGAATATGGCGAAGGTGGACAGGTATCTCGTAGAAGTACGCCCGTCATTAAACGTTTGGTTGTACTACTGCCCGCGCGCGTCACAAGTAGAAATCGATGAATAACCGAGGGAATGCATTTCGCGAAACGTCATACGAGCCGTCAGCGCTGATCCGTTGGCGGCTCAACCTAGGAGTGAGACGGATGAAAGTCTACATAGCGGGCCCCATGACCGGGCTACCCGACTACAACTATCCCGCGTTCTTTCGCGCTGCGGAAGTCATCCGCGCGTTGGGTGATGAGCCGCTGAACCCCGCGGAAGGCATGATCGACCTGCATCAACCGTGGGCCTGGTGCATGCGACGGGCGCTACGGTTGTTACTCGACGCAGACGCTGTAGCAATGCTGCCGGGGTGGCAATCCTCCCGCGGTGCACGGCTTGAGTATGTGATCGCACAGCAGCTCGGCATGCCCGTCATCGAACTGGACGAATGAGGATGTGATGGCGATGCAATACGACAAGCTTCTCACCATCGCAGCGGCAGGCAGTCGCAAGGCCACGCATTGGCCGGCCCAGCAAATCTACTGGTCTGAGCTCGTCGAACGCTTGCGCGTGCCGGTGCGAGGTACGGAGACGCTCGAGCAATATCTCCAGCTCCCAAAGGCCCAACAGGACGATCTGAAGGACGTGGGCGGCTTTGTCGGCGGCTGGTTCCACGGAGACCGCCGCAAGGCCGCGAACGTAGCAGGGCGGGATCTCATCACCCTCGACCTCGACCATATCCCCGCGGGCGCCACGGACGACGTCCTGCGCCGGCTGGAGGCACTCGGGTGCGCCTACGTCGTCTACAGCACCCGCAAGCACGAACCGGCGAAACCTCGCCTGCGCGCGCTCTTCCCGCTCAGCCGCACGGCGACGGCAGATGAATATGAGCCGGTCGCGCGGAAGCTCGCGTCCATTCTCGGCATTGAGCTATGCGACCCGACGACGTTTGAGGCCTCACGGCTCATGTACTGGCCGTCCTGTTGCGCCGACAGCCAGTACGTCTTCCACTACGGAGACAAGCCGTTCGTCGACACGGACGGCCTCCTGGCGCTCTACGTCAACTGGCGAGATGTGTCGGAGTGGCCGCAGGTACCAGGCGTACATGACGCGCAGGTGAAGCGCGCGGCGAAGCAGGCCGATCCCACGACGAAGACAGGCATCGTCGGTGCGTTCTGCAAAGTCTATGACATCTACAGCGCGATGGATAAGTACCTCCCTGGGGTATACGAGCCGACCGAACACCCGGACCGTTATACCTACACTGGCGGCACGACGACCGGCGGCGCCATCGTGTACGACAACGGGTTGTATCTATACTCCCACCATGCCACGGATCCAGTCAGCGGTCGACTCGTGAACGCATGGGATCTTGTGCGGCTACACAAGTTCGGCGACCTCGACGATGACGCGGCGCCCGGCACACCGCCTGCAAAGCTGCCCAGCTGGTCCGCCATGCGACAGCTCGCCATCCAGGACCCGGACGTCATGGCGGTGCTCGATGCGGAGCGTTACGCCCAGGTGCGCGAGGCGTTCGCGGACGAGACGACCGCTACCGCTGAGACGCCGGCAACTGAAGTGAGCGTTTCGGGAGCACCCGCAGAGACGCCTGCTGAGACGGACCTCAGTTGGCTGAGGAAGCTGAAGCGCAACCCAAACACCGGCGCTCCGGAGAAGAGCGCGTACAACGTGCAGGTGGTCCTTGAGAACGACCCCGCGCTCAAGGGACGTATCTATCTGGACACGTTTGCGGACCGCATCATGGGCATCGCACCGCTCCCGTGGGGCATGCGAAAAGAACAGCGCGGCGAATTCGTGTGGAGCGATTACGATGACGACGGTTTGTGCGTGTATCTGGAGCTCCTGTTGAACACATCAAACGCCAATCTCGTTCGCATGGCACTTCGGGATCACGCGGCCAAACACCAGCGAAACCCGGTGGCAGAATATCTGAACAGCTTGCAATGGGACGGCACACCGCGACTCGATACGCTACTGATTGACTATCTGGGCGCGGAAGACTGTGCGTTCATACGCACGATCACCCGGAAACTGTTCGTCGCGGCCGTGGCGCGCGCGATGACGGATGAGGGCGTCAAGTTCGACAACATGATCGTCGTCTGTGGGCCGCAGCGAATCGGAAAGAGCACCTTGTTTCGAAAGCTCGGGAAGCGATGGTTTTCCGACAGCATTCGAAGTTTTGAAGGCAAAGAGGCAGAAGAGCTGATTCAAGGACGTTGGATTGTCGAGATCGCTGAACTCCAAGCGTTTAACAAGACGGACATCAACCGTATCAAACAGTTTCTAAGCAAGATTGATGACCAATATCGAGCTGCGTATGGACGACACGTCAAAACCCAGGTACGTCGGTGCGTGTTTGTGGGAACGACCAATGATCATGAATATCTACGCGACCCGACTGGGAATCGGAGATTCTGGCCTGTTGACGCCATGGTCCAACCCCCAACGAAATCTGTGTTTGCGGATTTAGACCAGGAAGTCGACCAGATTTGGGCCGAAGCCGTGATTCGTTGGCGCACTGGGGAGCCAGTATTTCTGACCGAAGAGATGGAGCATGAAGCCGACAGACGCCGAGAATCGCATATGGAATCGGACCCGCTGCAAGGGCAGATTGAGGAGTTTCTGAGTAAACCGATACCTGAGGACTGGATGAAGTGGGGACTCGGTCGACGGCTCATGTATTGGGGAGGCGAAATGCAGACCGACCACCTCAAACTCGTCCCACGTGACCGCGTATGCGCCTTAGAGATTTGGAGGGAATGCTTAAACGAACGGCGCACCATGACCAAAGCGGACGCGAAACGGATCAACGATATCCTGCAACGGATGCCGGGATGGGAACGGGCGAAGCCGTTGAATTTCGGAGCCGGATACGGCAACCAAAGAGGGTTCAAACGAGTAACACATTACCTCATTGCCCATAACATTCCTGACCTACATTCGCCCGTTTCGCCTACATTCCCTCAAAAAGGAAAACTACATTCTCTACAAGAAGAAGGGGAATGTAGGCAGGGAATGTAGGCCGAAAAACCTAGTCGTAGCAAGGATAAATACGTATTACCTACATTCTCTACATCATCAATATAAAACAGTACGTAAATAAGGATTTATAGATGCAAATGGAGCTTATAGAGTCTATAAATCCTTTAATTTCGAGTGCTCTATACGCGCGTACGCGCGTGTAGGCGAACCGGAGAAGGTGAACGAGATGGTCCTTGAACGCGACATCGAGGCCTACCTGCGTAAGCGCGTGGATGCGTTGGGTGGACGAGCCTATAAATTCGTCTCGCCGGGGAACGCCGGCGTCCCTGACCGCCTGGTCCTCTTGCCTGGCGGCAGAGTGGTGTTCGTGGAGCTGAAGGCACCGGGGCGGCGGCCGACGCCGCTCCAGATGGTGCAGCAGGAGCGGATCCGTGCGCTGGGGTTCGATGTGAGGGTGATTGACAGCTGTGAGGCTGTGGACGAGCTTATCCGAGAGTACAAGGGGAGGTGACGCACACGTGAGGTTCATTGATTTAACTGGACGCAGGTTCGGACGCCTCACTGTTGTACGTCGCGTAGAAGATAGAGTCACGCCCAGCGGACGAAGAATTGCGCAATGGCTTTGTTATTGCGAATGCGGAGGGCAATGTGTTGTTCAAGGGTGGAATCTAAGTCGTGGGTTAACCCGATCATGTGGTTGTTACGCACGGGAACAACATGTGAAACGTGGGCAGACCATGAATCTGAAGCACGGCCATAATCGTAGGAAGGCTGTATCGCCTGAATATCAGTCATGGCGGTCAATGATTCAACGATGCGAGAACCCGAACGCGTATGACTATGCGAGATACGGCGGCCGTGGAATCACAGTTTGTGAGCGGTGGCGTAGCTGTTTTGAAAACTTCCTTGCTGACATGGGGCCAAGGCCGTCGCCGCAACACACTTTGGATCGTATTGACCCGAATAGGAACTATGAACCCGGGAATTGTCGCTGGGCCACGAAGGCGGAACAGAGCCGTAACGTACGCCCGCGGCAGTCAAATGTAATCGGAGTAAAGGGTGTTCGGAAATCCGGCCGGAACTCCTACGCGGCAAGTATCTCCGTCGACGGTAAAAGCGTGTACCTGGGTGTTTTCCCAACGGTTGAGGAGGCTATTCAGGCCCGACGAAAAGCCGAGCAACTCTACTGGGGTGGAGAGCGATGACTGTATTTCGACCTTTCCCGTATCAGCGCTATTGCATCGAGCGCGTGATTCAAGACGAAGCCCTGATTCTCATGTTGGACATGGGCCTTGGCAAAACGGTGATCACGTTGACCGCGATCAACGACCTGAAGTACAACCGGTTCGCCGTTTCGAAGGTCCTCGTCATCGCGCCGAAGAAAGTGGCGGAGTCGACATGGATTCGTGAGGCGCGGAAGTGGGACCACCTGCGCCTGTTGCGAATTGTCCCGGTGCTTGGGTCGCAGACGAAGCGTATTCGGGCGCTTAATACGCCGGCTGATGTCTACGTGATCAACCGCGAGAATGTGCCGTGGCTTGTCGAGTATTATCGCAACGCATGGCCGTTTGACATGGTCGTGATCGACGAGTCGACGTCGTTCAAGAACCCGAAGTCGAAGCGGTTTCGCGCGTTGAAGCTGGTACGGGGCCATATCAAGCGCATCGTCGAATTGACCGGCACCCCCGCGCCGCACGGGCTTGAGGACTTGTGGGCGCAGGTGTACCTGCTGGACCAGGGCGAGCGATTGGGTAAGTCGTTCGCTGGGTTTCGCGAGCGCTATTTTGACCCGGATCAGCGTGACCGGGATCACATCTGGACCTACGCGCCGAAGCCAGGCGCTGACGAGGTCATTCGGCGCCTCATCGGCGACATTGTCATCAGCATGAAGGCGGAGGACTATCTTGAGCTGCCGGAGATCACGTATGTCACGGTGCCGGTGGCCCTTGACGCGAAGGCGCGCAAAGCCTATCAGACGTTGGAGCGCGACATGCTGTTGCGGGTGGACGAGAACACGATTGACGCCGGCAGCGCAGGCGTCTTGACCGGGAAACTGCTGCAACTGTGTAACGGCGCGGTGTACGACGAGGAGCGTCAAGTCGTGCCGATTCACGATTGCAAGCTGGAGGCCTTCTTGGAACTCGTCGAAGCCCTGAACGGTAAACCGGCGCTGGTGTTCTACGGCTTTCAGCACGACGCGGCGCGTTTACAGGCGGCGCTGGCGAAGACCGGTCTTCGTGTGCGACAGTTACGCGGGCCGCAGGACGAGGACGACTGGAATGCCGGGCAGATCGACATCTTGCTGGCGCATCCGGCCAGCGCGGCGTTTGGTCTGAATCTTCAGCAAGGCGGCAATCATGTGATCTGGTTCGGCTTGACGTGGAACTTGGAGTTGTACCAGCAGGCTAATAAGCGCCTGCACCGTCAGGGGCAAACGGAACGCGTGATCGTGCATCACCTGGTGGTTGAGGACAGCGTGGACGAGGACGTGATGGAGGCCTTGGAAGGCAAAGCGGATGCGCAAGAGCGGTTGATTGAGGCCTTGAAGGCGCGCATTGAGCGCATGCGTTCCGAGTCCGCGGTCGTGGGGGTGTGAGCGTTGACGACGTACGTGGTGGATAAGGCGCGCACCCGCCAAGCGGTGCAAGCGTATTTCGCGGTGTATCGACGCTTCGTGCAGTTGCTTAACGCGGGTACGGTTCCGCGTGAAGAGCTGCAGCCCGTGCCAGGCTACGAGCATGCACAGCACCCAGATACCATCCACGCGCCGGGGTTTCGATCGACTTGGCCGCTGGTCGAGAAAATCGACGGAAAGCTGCGGTACATGCAGTGGTTTGTCCGGGATGTCGAGCGTGTGGTAGCGGGTTTGCCCCGGTATCAGGAGGCGATTTTGCGGACGCAGTATATGGGGCGCGAGCAGCTGTCGAACGAGGAGACGTACGAGGCGTTGTTGCGTGCAGATTCGCGGTGGTGTTATAGCGAACGTTATTTTCGTGAGCAGCGCGCAGATGCGCTTCTGACGGTAGCGGATGTGTTGGGTCTAACCTTATATCTGGAAGATTCCCAGTAAACCGTGCCACTTTTGTGCCGTTTTTGTGCCGACATCGCATGATACAATGCCCTTGGAGAAGTGCACCCAAAATTCGAGATGAGCGATTCGGCTGCCCTGCGGGGCGGCCTTTTTCGTTGACGCGGAGGAGGTAGGCATCGTGTTATGCCAGGAGGGTTACCCGTGCGTGTACATGACGCGGCTATCCGGGAGCCGTGCGAAATGCGCCTTGCCGCGGTGCGTGATGGAGCGTTACGGGAACTTTGTGCATGACACGATGACCGACCGTGTGACGCGCTATGTGACGCAACCGATACGCGAGACAAGCGACGAAACGACGAATCGGGAATACGTGAAACGCGAACGGCACCGACAACTACGCGCGAAACGAACCTCATGCGTGTAAGAAGGTGGTGAAATGGCAAAGTGTGGTGCGAAGACGCGTAAAGGGACACCGTGCCAAAGCAACGCGATGGCGAATGGACGATGCCGTATGCATGGCGGTAAGTCGACTGGCGCGCCGCCGGAAAAGTTGCGGGGTAACAAAAACGCGGTCACGACAGGCGAGTACGAGACGATATGGCTGGACACGCTGGACGACGCGGAACGCGTACTCTTCCACGCGATTGACATCGATGCACTCGTGCAACTGGATAACGAGATCCGTCTAACCGAGATTCGAGAACGGCGCATGCTCCAACGGATTCAGCGACTAAGGCAAAGCGAAGATCTCGGCGTAGAGCAGCTCGTCCGCAGCGAGTCTGCGGACGAGACCGGCACGAAGACGTCAGAGACCGTCGTCATGCAGCCCGTATTGAACACCATTCAGCGCATTGAGGAGGCGCTCACGCGCGTGCAGGAGCGCAAGCTGAAGCTCATCGAGTTGAAACACCGTCTGCTGTCCGGAGACGGACGTGATCTCGATAGCTTGAGTGGTCTCGTCGAAGCGATCCGGGAGAGCTCTCGGACATGACCTTCGCGTGGGGGAGCTTCAGCGACAAACAGTTGGCTTCGATACGCGATTCGACGGCGCGCCTGAATATCTGGGAAGGCGCTGTTCGCTCCGGCAAGACCATCGCGAGCATTGTCCGATGGCTTGACTACATCGCCACGGGCCCGGCCGGTGACCTGCTGATGGTCGGGAAGACCGAGCGAACACTGAAGCGCAATATTCTCGATGTGCTCGAGCAGATCCTCGGCCCGCGACTGTACCGCTACAACAAGGGTGAGGGCGAGGTCTACATCTGTGGCCGTAAGATTTACGTCGTCGGCGCGAACGACGAGCGAGCAGAAGGCAAGATCCGAGGCATGACTCTGGCTGGCGCGTATGGCGACGAGGTGACGCTGTGGCCGGAGAACTTCTTCAAGATGCTCCTGTCTCGCTTGAGCGTGGCTGGAGCGAAGTTCTTCGGCACGACCAACCCCGACAGCCCATATCACTGGCTAAAGGAGCAGTACCTCGACAATGCGGAGCTTGATCTCGTGTCGTGGAGCTTCAAGCTTGAGGATAACCCGAATCTCGACCCGGCGTACGTTGAATCGCTTAAACGCGAGTACACGGGCCTCTGGTATAAGCGATTCATTCTCGGGCTTTGGGTTATGGCGGAAGGTGCCATCTATGACATGTGGGACGACGAACAAAACACGTTCTCGGATGATGAGATGCCTCTGGGGCTCAAGACCACGGCGCGCCGGTATGTATCGGTGGACTACGGAACGCAAAATGCGACGGTATTCCTCGACTGCTGGGATGATGGACAGACGCTTTGGATCGTCGACGAATACTACCACAGCGGAAGAGATCAAGGGAGACAAAAGGAAGATGCCGAGTACGCCGAAGATCTCATCCGCTTTGTCGGAGCGGATCGCCCGCGCTTTGTCATCGTCGATCCATCGGCGGCGAGCTTCAAGGTGGCTTTGCGTCGGCGCGGGTTCATGGTGCGTGATGCCGAGAACGACGTCCTGGAAGGCATCCGCATGACGTCGACGATGATCGCGAAGCGGAGATTGCGCGTGAATCGCGACCGATGCAAGAACCTCATCAAAGAGATCTCGAGCTATGTATGGGACGAGAAAGCGGCGGAACGCGGACAGGAGAAACCGGTCAAGCAAAATGACCATGCGTGCGACGCATTACGGTATCTCGTTGCGACAGTCGTTAATCCGCGTCGGCTGCACGCCATCTGAGACGAAGGGGGTGAAAAGGCATGAAGACGTTGAAAGCCTCTGCGAGCGATCCAAAAGGGCTCATGCTCGATGAGTTTGCGAAGGTGCTGTCGCGTGTGGTCACGATGGACGCCTTCAGCAACCCTCTTGCCCGTCTCGGCTATGGTACGCCGAACCTCATTGAGGGCACTGAGTATCCGTTGACGCGACTCACGCAGAACTATCAGTTGTTGAATAGCTTGTATCGCAACAACTGGATTGTGCGGCGTGTGGTCGACATCATTCCGGAGGATATGTGCCGGAACTGGATCACGATCCATACTCAGATCCCTCCGGAAGCGCTCGACAAGCTCAATCGGATGTGGCGCTCGAAACGCCTTAAACAGAAGATCCTGCAAGGACTGAAGTGGGGACGCCTGTACGGAGGCGCCGCAGGGCTTATCCTCATTGAAGGGCATGAGGATATCCTCGATCAGCCACTCGACTACGACACCATCATGCCGGGGTCGTTCAAGGGATTGCAGATCGTGGACCGTTGGACGGGCGTGTATCCAAGTGAAGAACTGGTCGAGGACATCGACGATGTCGAGTTTGGCCTTCCGGCCTACTACCTGATGACACTGGAGGACGGCCAAGTACTTCGGATTCACCATAGCCGTATCCTCCGCTTCACGGGCCGCGACCTTCCCTACTGGGAGCGGCTTGCAGAAGTCCACTGGGGTTTGTCTGAGGTCGAGGTGGTGTACGAGGAACTCCGCAAGCGCGACAACACGTCCTACAACATCGCGTCGCTCATCTTCCTCGCGAACCTGCGCGTGATCAAGATGAATGACTTGGGACAGACACTGGCGCTTGGCGACCAGCAGGCGCAGACGGACCTGTATAACGTCCTGCAAGCTCAGAATTGGCTCATGTCAAACATGGGCATCTACGTGATGGATAAGGACGACGAATTCCAGCAATTCCAATACACTTTTTCGGGTCTTAACGAGATATACGAATCGTTCATGATGGACGTGTCCGGCGCGTGTCAAATCCCTGTCACGCGCCTCTTCGGGCGGTCGCCGGCGGGGATGAACGCAACTGGCGAGAGCGACTTGCAGCACTACTATGAGACGGTGCAGCAGGCGCAAGAAACGTATTTGGCTCCAGCGCTCGATAAGCTGTTGCCAGTCATGTGCATGTCCGAGTTTGGTGCGATCCCGGACGACTTGGACTATTCGTTCAATCCCATTCGCAACCCGTCGGACAAGGACATTGCGGACCTTGTCGAGCAAAAAACAAACGCGCTTGTCAATCTGTACAACGCCGGCATTATTTCGCAGAAGACGGCGCTGCAAGAGCTGCGTCAGATGTCGGATACGACGGGCATGTTCACGAACATCACGGATGAACAGATCGCGGCGGCCGACGAAGGCACGTCGCCAGGCGAGGTGATCCCGGACGATGCCTTCTCGCCGCTATCCTCGGCATTATCCGCTGTGGGCGCCGAAAATGCGCATCGAGATGGAGTACCGCAGGGCGATTCGAGCGGCGCTTCGGCAGCTCGGAAGTTTGTTGACTGGCTTAGAGGATCCAAGCGAAATCATTAGTCGTTTGTTCTCTGCCACGAATGAGCCTTGGTTCGTTCGGTATGCCGAAGCCGCTGCGATGAAGATGGTCACCCATCTCTTTACGGATGCGGGCCGGACATGGCGGCAGGCAGCGAAGGTCAACAGCCAAGGTCGTATGATCTATGAGGCGCTTCAGCGCGAGCTTCAAGGCCCTCTAGGTGGTGCCGTCGTAGCGCAGGTTCGCAGGAATGCGGAGCTCATCCGTTCTGTCCCTGCGGACATCGCGCGCGAAATGACGGAGCACATCATGCGACGGTCATTCGAGGGTATCCGAGCTTCCGATATCGCACAGGAACTTCTCTCGCTGTATCCCCATATCTCCGAAGTCAAAGCGAATCTCATCGCGCGCACCGAGACGAATAAGACGTCAACGGCACTCACGCAGTCTCGGAGCGAAATGCTCGGCATTCGGTGGTATCGATGGCGGACGTCGGAGGACGCACGTGTACGAGAGAGCCACCGCATCATGGATAAAGTGCTGGTTGCGTGGGATGACCCTCCGAGTCCGGAGGAGTTGGCGCATGAGCGCAGCTACGGGCACTACCATGCAGGTTGCATCTTCAATTGCCGCTGCTACGCCGAACCTTTGATCGACCTCGACTTCGTGGACTGGCCGTGCAAAGTGTATCGAAATGGCGTGATTCGCCTCATGACGCGGAAGGAATTTGAGTCGATTTGGTCACCGAGCATGGCCGGATAAAGGACCCGTTGAAGGGAGGTGATGCTTACGGCTAGGGCGTATTATGGTTCGCGCTTTTCACCCAATCAGACGATGACGCCGGAAGGATTTCTGGTCGCACATAACGTCCCAATCGCTCGAACGGGATGGTACGAGTACTGGGCGAGCGAGATTGGCGCGGACACATCGAATGGAGATCGGGTCGTGAAAGTTTATCGGTCTCCTGAAGAGGTGTTTGCACCTGCAGCCGTGGCAAGTTTCGAGGGCAAACCTGTGACGGACGACCATCCGCCGTCCGTGGTTACGCCCGAGAATGCCCACCTCTACGCCAAAGGTGCGGTGCAAAATGTGAGGCGCGGGTCCGGCGAGAACAGCGACCTTTTGCTGGCTGACCTTGTCATCTACGACGAGCAACTCATCCAGGAAATCCGGGCTGGAAAGCGAGAGGTATCAGCCGGTTACGAGTGCGACTATGTGGCCAATGGCGACGGTACGTACTCACAGCGCAATATCGTCGGCAACCACGTGGCCGTTGTCTACGCCGGAAGGGCTGGTGATAGGGTACGAATCCTGGACCAGAAGCCGGATGTGGACGACGAAACGAAAGAAGCGTCCCGGAAGTATGGGATCGCGCCGAAGAGGGACGGACATCGATCACCGCCCAAAGGCTACCCGGAGGATCGCGAGAAGTACGGCGATCCTGTGAACTATAAGTACCCCATCGACCGGGAGCACATCGAACCAGCCGTCCAGTACTTCAACCGGGCCGGCCAGCGCGAGGACGGCGAGTATACGCCGGAAGAGTGGTCTATCATCGGCAAGCGGATAGCAACCGCCGCGAACCGTCTGCTGGACGATGGATATGAGTACAAGGACGGCAAGATTATCACTCCAAACGACAAGAAGGAGGCACAAGATCGTATGAGCACGAAGCTGAAGTTGCCTGCGCGCAAGCGCTCGCGTGTGACAGACTTTCTGGCGGCTATGGGTCTAAAACACTTCGCCCAAGATGCTGAGCCGGAAGACATCATGGAAGCTGTTGATGCGATGGCTGAAGAGAAGGCAGAAGATCCGAACGCTACAACGAACGACGAAGATACACCCGAGGACGTGAAGGCCATCGAAGAGCTGAAGTCACAATTCGAAGAACGCTTCGCTGCACTTGAGGAGATGTTGAAGCAAGCGTTAGCGAAGGATGAGAACATTGAGGAGAAGTCCGCAGAAGAACTCATCGACGACGCCATCGCGCAGATGGAGGACCCCGAGAATACGCCTCCGCGCGAGGATGAGAATGAGGAGAGCCACACGATCGACCCTGAGATGATTCAGGACGGAGACCCGGACGAGGGCCCTGTGGCACCCAAGGAAGATCGGCCGCAAAACGGGTTTGCGACGCTCGACACGGCATATAAGATTGCGGCGCTTCGAGCTATCAAGCCCATCATTGCAGCAATCCCGGATCCTGCGGAGCGTAAGCGCGCTGCGGACGCCGCGATTAAGGCCATTAAGGGTAAGCCGAAGACCAATACGTATGCGCAGATTGAACGCGGACGGAAGCGGGCCGCGCAAGATGCCCAAAAGCAAGCGCCGAGCATCGTCGTCGATCCGAACTTAGGACGCGAGTGGGCGAAGAAGTACAATCCGCACTACAAGAACCGGGCGCAGTGATGTCGACAAGACACAAGGCGCCCTATTCTTTTATCTGCTAGAGGAGGTATACACATGCCGGGCAGTGTGATTGGTAAAACGCTGAATCTGGGCTATCCGGGGAACGTGTCGCGCAGTGCAGATGCTGTGATCGTGAATCGTCCGGTGCGTCCGACGGATACGAACCCCATCCCGTTTGGCGCGCCTGTGGTGCTGAATGCGGACAACACATATTCCCTGTTTGGCGCGTCGAATACTGCCGCGGATTTCGCGGGTGTCGCCATCCGCGAAGTTAAGCAAGCGACGAGTTATCTTGGCGCGCCGTATGGGATCACGCAGTACAACCCTGGCGACCCGTGCGACGTCATCGAGCGTGGCAGCGTGACGGTGACCTGCCAGCTCGGTACGCCCACGGCTGGTGGGCCTGTCTATATCCGCGTAGCGACCAATGCGTCGTATCCGAATGCGGTGGTCGGCGGGTTTGAAGCCCAGGCGGACGGCACGAACAACATCCTGATCCCGAATGCCGTGTGGAAGACCGGCAAAATGGACGGCAATAACACGGCTGAAATCACCATCTTGAACCGCAACAAGCCGTAACGGAAGTCATCGCAGAAAGCTGGTCAACTTAAAGGAGGTATCAACGCATGGCAGTTGTGCCTGGTTTGAAGACATACACCGTGGATGGACTCGGTGGCGGTGTGGTCACGAATGACGCCGCCATTGCGAGTGGCCTGGCGTTTCTGAATGCCGAACTCGAAAAACGAGACCCTCGGCTGCTCGAGCCTCTGCAAAGTGTCACCTGGCCACGGGATATCGTGGCACGCACGGGTGGCGGTTGGGTCGAGTTCAGCAGCCAGTACTTCGTCGATTACGCCACGACGGGCGGTTCCGACGGCGGCATCGTCGGCGGCGAGACGAACGACATCCCTGTGATGCAAGCCAACATCTCAAAGGATATCTGGAAGGTGTTCACCTTCTCGAATATCCTCAAGGTTCCGTTTGTCGATCAAGCCAAGCTGCAGGGTATCGGTCGCTCGCTTGACGAGATCCTCGATAAGGGAATCCGCCTCAACTACAACAAGTCCATCGACAACATCGTGTATGTCGGCCTGCCGTCGCAAAACATCTACGGGCTGGTCAACAACCCGTCGATCACGGCGATGGCGGCTCCGAACGGCGCGAGCGGTCAGTCGACTTGGGCCAATAAGACGCCACAAGAAATCCTGGCTGACATCAATACGGTCATCGAGACAACCTGGGCGAACAGCCAGTACGACTTGACGGGCATGGCCAACCATATCTTAATTCCGCCGGCACAGTACGGTTACATTGCGACGGAACTGGTGTCTCAGGCCGGCAATCGCTCGATCTTGGATTACGTGCTCGAGAACAACCTCGCCCACAACCAGGGCGTGGACCTGTACATCTATCCATCCCGTTGGTGCATCGGCGCGGGCGTCGGCGGTAAGGACCGTTTGGTGGCCTACGTCAACGATGAGGATCGCGTGAACTTCGACCTGACGGTTCCGCTGTCGCGTGTCATGACGCAGCCAATGGTGACCGAGATGGCGTATATGACGGCGTATGCGGCGCAGTTCTCGCAGGTCAAGGTCCTTTACACGCAGACGATGGTCTACATGGACGGTATCTGATGGGAGGCGACATCATGCGTATCTTCGCGCGGCAGGCGTTACGGTTCGACCATCCCCAGAAGGCAGAGGCGCCCGTTTTTGTACGGGCGCTCGATTTTTCGGATGTGCCGGATTGGGTTGCGGAATCGACGATGTTCAAGTGGGCCGAAGAAGAAGGAACGGTCATGCGCGTCGATTCCAAAGCTGATGAGGTGAAGGCTGAAACCTCAGTGACCGACCAGGACCTGAAGGAACTTCGAAACGTGGCAAAAGAACTTGGTATCCCAGGCTACACCAAGATGAGCAAGGAGCAGCTGACGCAAGCGATCGAAGCCGCAAAGGCATCGTGAATCGCGGGTGATGGGCGATGAGCATCAATCCGACGTTCATGGATGCCTACGGCTTTTATGCGTTCGGCGACGGCTCCAACCTACGGACCGGGTCCAACCCGCCCTACGGCGTGTCTGATTTCCTCTCGATGTTCCCGCAATTCGGTCCGGACTCGAATGGGAACTATGTCGTGCCTCAATCCGTGATCCAGTCGTTTATCGGCATGGCGAACGCCTGTCTCCAGCAAGCAAGATGGCGTAGCGTTTGGCCCTTGGCGATGGGCTGGTTCGTTGCGCATTTTTGCACGCTTTGGTTGCAGAGTCAGGCCGATCCCAATGGGGGCGCCGCTGCCGTGCTCGAGGCTGGGCGTGCTCAAGGCGTCATCACCGGTGAATCGGTTGGCGACATTTCCTACTCAGCCGATCTGTCGCTAGCTACGGTCAACGGATGGGCGGCATGGAATCTCACGAGTTACGGTCAGCAATTGGTCACGTACGGCAAGCTCATCGGGAAGGGCGGCATGTACGTGTGGTGAGAGGAAGTGGTGGTGCGTGCTCAAAGCGCTCGCGAAGGTGACAAGTTCGAAGGACTTGACCAAACGGGTGCGACAGTCGCTACAGTCGCTTGAGAAGACCGATGTGTATGTTGGTATCCCTGAAGGCCAAGACGGCAACCATCCCAATATAACGAATGCGCAACTGATGTACGTCTTGACTCACGGCGTACGGAGGAAGGAAATGCGCGATGCCATGGATGAATACATGGGTCTGACACCCGGTGGCATGCCCATTATGCGCGACTTCGAGCGCTTCCTCACCAACATGGAGACGATGCCTTACAGCGCCGCCTATCAACTCTATCTCTACGAGCACGGGTCTCCACTCTGGCGCATACCCCCGCGGCCAATTTTGGAGCCGGCAATCAACCATTACAAGGACATCATTGCAAAACCGCTTCGGCAAGCAGCTGTTAACGCGTTAGATGGTAGCGACCCAATGCCTTCGCTTCATAAAGCTGGAGAACTTGGTGTTGAAGCGGCTAAAGATTGGTTCGTGAATCCGCTCAACATGTGGCCACCAAACTCGCCGGTCACCGTTCACGGGAGCAAACCTGATAAGCACGGCAAAAAGTTCATCAAGGGGAAAGGGAGCGACCAGCCGAACATCGACACCGGCAACCTCCGCAACTCAATCACCTATGTGGTGGCGAATGCGCCATGAACGTAGGACGAGTGGTGAGCGGGCGATTAGCTCAGGATGTCACGGTTTATCGAAAGTCGGGTAGTTGGGTCGGCGGGCGTTGGGTCGGGAGCGAAACAGCGCTTACGGTACGCGGGGTTGTAGACATTCCAGACCCGACGGAGTTGGAGCAAATCCCCGAGGGCGACCGCCAGCGCGGCGCGATACGGCTGCACACGACAGCTCCTATCCTGATCACGTCCACGTCCGGCACCTCGGACGAGATCCTGTGGCGCGGGAATCGTTATCGCGTGATGCAGGTGGTGCCTTATGTGGACTACGGCTACTATAAGGCGATTGCCGTCAAGATGGATCCATCTTCAGAGGTGACGCCGTAATGGCGGATACTGTGTTGTCTCTCGAACAACTCGAAGACTTTTTTCAATCATGGACAAGTCAAACACTCGGGACGACCGATCCATCTGCAGTGCGCATCAGCTGGCCGACGGACGGATCGCCAGGGTGGCAGGTCACCGACGATGTCTGTTTTTTGATGGTGCAGTACGCAGACAACTCGTACACGCGTCAGATCCAAACGGAATACGCCCAGTTGGACGTTGCGGATGCACAGGTGAGTCAGGTCTACACGGTGGGGATTCGAGCCACATGGACGTTCTATGGACCGAATGCGTGGTCCAATGCCGATATGGTCCGTGCGTCGCTCTATCGTGACGCGACGACGCAGATGTTGGCCGCCAACAATCTGTCCCTCATCCCTGACGTTCCGATGCCTGTCAGGGTACCAGAGTTGTTTAACGGCCAGTGGTGGAATCGCGTGACGTTCTTCGCTGACTTCTATGAGCTGGTGATCCGCCAGACAAGCGTGCCGTACATCGCGGAAGTCGACGTCACAGTAGCATCAGAAGACGAAAGCGAAGGCGTCCAAATCATCGAAGGGTAGGTGCTTTATGTGACGGCACAATCGCTAAGCAATATCGTCAATGTGACCGTGAGCGTTTCGCCGTCCTTACCCGCGGCACCGTCGCTCAACGTCGGATTGATTGTCGGTACGTCGACGGTCATTCCGACGTCACAGCGCATCGCCACGTATAGCAGCACCACGGATATGCTCGGTAGCGGATGGAAAGGCACAGAGCCTGAGTTTCTGGCGGCGGAGGCCTATTTTTCACAGTCACCTGCGCCCACCAAGGTCATGATTGGTCGCCAGGACGTCACCGTGCCCGAGACTGCGTTGGAGGCTGTTCAGGCGTGCCGGGTCGCGAGCAACGGATGGTACGGGGTGTACGTCTGCGGGGCCGCTGATAGCGACATTGAGGCGATTGCACAGTACGTGCAAAGCGCGCAGCCGCAGACGATGTTCTTCTACGATACGTCGGATACAGCTGTCGCTTCCGGTACCACCCCCAACATCATGTCTGCGTTGCAAGGGGCGAAGTATAGTCGGTCCTTCGGCGTGTATTCCGCGACGGAGCAGTATTCGGGTGCCGCGGCTATGGGGCTTGCCATGGGGTCGAATACGGGGCTTGCGAATAGCGCCTTCACTATGGCGTACAAGTCGCTGGTGGGTGTCCAGCCAGATAACCTGACTACGCAACAGGTGAACAACATTCTCGGGTGGAACGGCAACGTTTATACGATTTATGGAAACGGCTATGAGTTGCTTGTACAAGGTCGCATGGCTGATGGGACACCGCTGGACCAGGTCTTGTACCTCGATGTGCTCACGGTCGACATCCAGACGGCCGTAATGAACGCACTCGTATCAGCTCCAAAGATCCCGCTGACTGACTCCGGCGTTACGACATTGATGAATGTCATCGGCGTCGTCTGCGATCAGGCCGTCGAGACCGGTTTCTTGGCGCCGGGTGTCTGGAACGGGCCGCAGATTTTAACGCTTTCGCCGGGCGCAAACCTGTCCAAGGGTTACATGATCCTCGCTGAGAAAGTGTCCACCCTTACCCAAGAGCAAATTCAGCAGCGGCAGGCGCCTCCGATTTATGTGTGCGTGAAACTTGCGGGCGCCATTGAGCATGCCATCATCGGCGTGCAAGTGAGTCTGTAAGGAGGGATGACGGCATGCCAACCACCACGACTTATAGTTTCGCGGATTGCATCGTGGTTATCTCGCATCCCGCCCTCGGCCAGTACTCCGCTCAAGGGACGGGCATCGGGAGCATCACGGTCACGATGTCCACGGACCGAACGGCACACGACGTGGCGGCCGACGGTTCGGTGCTGATTAGCAAGATTGAAGGGAACAACGGGACGATCTCGTTCCAAATTCAGCAGACCTCCGGCTTCAACGCATGGCTCGTCCGCGCTTTTGACTACCTCATCACGGCGGACCCGTCGCAATGGGCGCAGATGGCCGTGACCATCCGGTCTGTTTCGTCGGGCAGCCTCATCAACGCGACGGGTGTATCGTTCCAGAACCGTGCAGAGTTGTCCCTTCAGGCGCAGGGACAACAACGGACGTGGAACCTCATGGCGGCGAGTATCACGGAGACAGCGGCTTGACGAGAGGAGTAGCTTGAATGGAACGGTACAAGGTCGTGAAAGTCAAGGAGCGCGAATATCGGATCGGCAAGTGGTCGGCGCGCGAAGGCGTGTACATCGTCACCAAATTGGCTGGACTCCTGGCGCCGGTGTTTGCGCCCTTACTGAAGGGCATGGATGTGAACAAAGCGTTGAACGCGAAGGCGCCGTCGGATATCGACCTGCAAAATGTCGATATCGCGTCCATGTTCCAACCGCTGGCCTCTATCCCGGAGGCGGATTTTCTCTACTTGCAGGATAAGTGCCTGAAAGTCGTGCAGGTTAAGTTGCCGGCTGGATGGATTGATGTGGTGAATGACAACGGCTCATTCGCCCTCCAAGACCTCGAAGAAGACGGGATGCTCCTGTTGACGTTGATGGTCCATGTCATCATTCACAACTTGGCGGGTTTTTTCGACGGAAGCCCCTTGATGGGGTTGTTTGGCGCCATCCAGGGTACGAGCTCTGCAACCTGACCAACATCGATCCGTTCTTGTACGCTCCGGTTGTGGCTGGCTTCTGGAGCCATCGCGATCTGATCGAGGATGTGTTCACGCTTGATGACTTGTTGGACGCTCATGAGATCTTGCAGGTGCGCGCCGAGAATGAATGGCGTTACGCAGAGTATCTACGGGAGAGGAGCGAGATGCCGTGATCGAGACCATCAAGGAGTATCTCGTTTCTCTGGGGTTTTCTGTCGATAAGTCGTCCTATGACAACACGGAGAAGGCCATCGAGGGGATCGGAAAGGTCGTCAACAACTTTGCGACAGGGGCTATGCGGATTTTCGGGCAGGCGTCGATGGCGATGGCGGCGTTTGCGACCACAGCTGCAGTGGGTATGACCAAGTTCCTTGCAGGTCTCGGTAACCAGGAGATCCAGATGGAAATCCTGTCGCGTCAGTTGTGGACGACCCAACAGCAGGCCATGGCCTTTAACGCCACGCTGAAGGCGCTCGGCGCGAACCTGCAAGAGCTGTACTTGTCACCCACCCTTATGCAGCAATATGAAAAGCTGCACGCTGTGGCCGAGCAGATGCAGACGCCAGGGGATTATCAGCAACAGATTCAGATGGTCCAGAACTTGCAGCTGCAATTCCGGCAGTTGCGGCTTGAGGCGTACTACTCACTTCAGTGGGTCGGGTACTACTTCATCAAGTACATGAGCGGACCGATCACGCGCGTGACCAATGTGCTTCAGGCCATCAACGATGCCATCGTCAAGAACATGCCGACATGGACAAAGCAGGTTGCGCAAGTGATGGTGAGCTTTGTTCAGGCAGGACAGTATATCGTCCAAGCCCTGACGTCCGTGTGGAACTGGCTGCGCAATCTGGCTCAGTATGTACCGCAGTGGGCGAAGGTTGTGGGAATGGCGCTAGCGGCGCTTGCGATCTCGAACCCGTTTTTCCGTATGATCACGGCACTTAGTACGTTGATTCTGTTATTTGATGATTTCGAGACGTACCTGCACGGCGGCAATGCGATGTTTGGCCCGTTTTGGGCCCAGCTTGTCCAGTTCTTTGATCATATCTCGAAGGACGGAGACGGTCTGAAGACGCTCAAGGATGCTGTGCTGGCGGTGATTACGGCCATCTTGGGCGCAAGGGTTTTGCGTAGTGTAGTACCGATCTTGAAACTTGTCCGGGCCGCCTTTGTAGCGTTATTTGCCGTGTTCGAGGCGGATCCCATCGTCGCTGCTCTTACGTTGATCGGCGTCGCCATTGGTGCGTTTATCGCCCGTTTAGCGCTTGCGAATCGAACAGGGAAACAAACGCAGGGCATTCTGCAAGGCTTGCAAAGCGCGTTTGCGTGGCTCAATCAACAGGTGGACAAGGCCGTGTCCTTCTTCTCGAAACTCTACGATCGATTCCAACAAAACGGAACGATCAAGGCCATGACTTCAGCGATACGGTCGTTGTTCAATGCCTTTGCCGATTTGGGTGGCGCCATTCTCAATGTTGTATCGGCCGTCGGGGATCTGTTCGGAAAAATCACGAACTCAAGCAATAAGAGCGGTCTGCAGAACTTCTTTCAGATGATCGCCGACATGGCGATTGGTGCAATTGATATCGTAGCCAAGCTTGTCGAAGGTCTCGCTGATGTAGTGCAGATTGTCGGAGACGTGCTGCAAGGTAAGTGGGGCGCGGCATGGGACTTCATCAAGGATAAGCTTTTATCCGGGCCGACCGTCGCTCAATATGCAGCTGCGCAACAACATGGTGGCAGTTCGACCGCAGGGCAGACCGCAAACTCGAAGAACGCTTACCCTTATATGTTCCAAGGATCGTCCACCACGACGAAGCACATCACGGTGAACGTAAGTCAGACCAATCATATCCACGGGAGCAGCCCGCAAGCGACTGCGAACGCTGTCACGCGGTCGTTTAATCGCAACTTGCACAACATACGCGGGGTGATTAACTGATGGCCTCTCCGATTCTTGATCTGACCAAAGCTCCCATTAAAAGCTGGGTGTACGCGAAGACGAACATCGGCGGATGGTTCTTTGATGCGGTGCTGCAGGCTACGCATACGAGCACGCTGACCATCACGCAGCACCCAGTGCAATCCGGTTCGTCTATCACTGACTATGCCTACATGCAGCCGAGGACGCTTTCGTTGACGATCGGAATGTCCGACGTGGCGAAGAGTTTCATCCCAGGTCAGTTCAGCGGCGGCAAGTCGCGGTCTGTGCAGGCGTATCAAGTGCTCCTGCAGTTGCAGCAGATGCGAATACCTGTGCAGGTCTATACGAGACTTGGCTTGTACCAGAACATGCTCATTGAGACGCTGACAGTACAGGACGACAACACGACAGCACACGGGTTACGGTGCACAGTGGACATGTCGGAAGTGTTCGTTGCGACGGTCCAGACAGTCAAGATTAGCTCGAAACCGTCCGTCACCAGCTCCGCGAACAAGGGAAAGCAGCAGGCAAGACAGGTGCCGCAGTCTATCATGGAGACGCTGTCCCAACTGTTGAACGGCAAAGCGAGTTAAATATACAGCATCTTTCGCATATCCTGTATGGTATATTCCAAGAAAGGAGGGATAAAGTTGCGGTGGATTACCATTCTGGGTTGGATCGTGGCACCTTACATCATGATCTTTGTAAAATGGCGTAACATGAAGCCGTGGCTGCGCGGTTTGGGAACTCTGTGGTCTTTCATCATCTTTGCGAATACAATATACCTCATTCGCGGCTTTCCAAACTCCGACTCTCCAAACCCTGTGTCACTTAACACTTCAGTGAATCAAGCTTCTAATAGCATAACTCAAACGGTGAAGGAAAACAGCACGTCAACAGCGTCGTCACTTCATAGCAAGACGAACACAACCTCTCCGAACTCAGAATCGTCGAAGCATGTTGATGTCGGGTCATTTGGCAAGGTTGGAAGTCTTGATATTCGGGTGAACTCGGTCCAAGAAGCTAAGAGCGTGGGATACGCAAGCTTGGGCGAAACAGCAAGCGGAGCGTACTGGATCATCAATATCACCGTGGTCAATGACGGATCCAGCCCGCTTGGGGTAGCCGATGATATGTTCTATCTTCGAGATCTAAACGGAAAAACTTATGATCCGGACACACCAGCTGAAATCTATGCAAACGCGAATGGAAATTCTCTTCCGTCAACGCTCAATCCTGGCGTGTCGATGACCACGAACCTCGTGTTTGACATGCCAGATTTTGCGACATCCCGACATATTGGGATGAACTATAACCTGGTAGCGTCATACGGACTGTTTGGTTCGAAAGAAACGGTCTTTAACCTGCCTTGATCCATAGATTTCTTTGGCCGCTTTGGCGGCCTTTTTTTTGTTGGAGGTGATCGCGTTGCCTAGTGTCGTCGTGCCCATTGCGTCTGGGACCAACCAAACGGTCACGTGTACCTTGCCGGTGAACGGGGGCAACGTCACGCTCACCTTTTCGTTCATGTGGAACGACGTAGGCGGTTACTGGTTCATGTCGATCACGGACAACAACGGGAACCTGCTCCTTGACGCCATCCCAGTCATCACAGGCCAGTACCCGGCGGCGGACATCCTACGCCAATACCAATACCTGAACATCGGAAGTGCTTATCTAGTCCCTGCATCCGCAGGTTTGCCGGACAACCCTTCGTTCGATGACCTCGGGAGCGACTATTTGCTGGTGTGGACAGATAACGGGGGTTATCTCAGCATAGGAGCGTGAGACCATGGCGATTCAAGTTGATTCGTACGTCATGCAACTCGCGCAAATGGCATCTCAGATTTGTGGGCTCGACGTGAATGTGATCCTCGCACAATGGCAGTGCGAAGAAGGCATCTCAAGCGCGAACTGGCCCAGCAATAATCCAGCGGGTATCACGCCGGGGAATCCGAACGTCGACAAGTTGGCTACTGGAGTCAACGCAGCTGGATTTCTCATTTTCCCCACTCCGGCTGCGGGCGCTCAGGCGTACGCTCTCCTCATCAAGACCGACCCGAATTATGCAGGAATCCGCGCGGCCATCCAAACAGGGAATCCTATTGCCGAAATTCAGGCCATCGTCGCTAGTCCGTGGGACTCGGGTCACTACATGGAGAGTGGTTATAACCACCTCCTAACCGCCTACAACGAGATCACGGGACAGCATATCCAGCTCGTCAATAACACGAACACGAGTAGCTATGCATTCCCAACTGACTCAACCTCGACATCCGGCATCGCGAATCAGGTAACCTTTCCGCCTACCAACTACAGCGTGGTAGCGAACAGCCAACGTACCGGTAATGTCCTCTACGGGCGCCGCTATCGGGTGATCGTGGCGAATTCCGGTGGGATTGCACTCGACGTTTCGGATCTGCACTGCACATTCGACATCCAGTACGTGGTCAATCAGCAACCCCCATTCAGCACCATCGTCATCTACAATCTAAACCCTGTCACCGAAGACTTCATCCTGAACTACGGAGACCGCGTCATCGTGGAAGCAGGCTATGAAGGCAATCAGTATGGCGTGATCTTCGACGGAGAAGTCGTCGAACCCATTCGAGACAAAGAGGACAACGTAACCTATCGCCTCACGATCAACGCATTGGCTGGAAACTCACTGCTCAATCAGTCCTTCGTGAACTTCACACTGAATCGCGGTCAATCTGCGCGGAGCATTGTGCAGAATCTCGCGAGCATGGCCACGCATCCATCGCCGATTGGAGAGCTTTCGCCACAACTGAGCGCAGCACAGCTGCCGCGCGCCAAAGCGGTGTTCGGGTTGACGCGCGACTACATACGCCAGATTGCCCAGGCAAGTAACCTCGCCTTCTATACCAAGAGCGGCGAGATCAATCTCATACACGCAAGTGACCCGCCGAAAGGCGAAATCCTTGACCTTACCCCGGAGAGTGGGCTTATCGGTCAGCCGACACAGCAAGATCTAGGGGTCTCGTTCCGGTGTCTGCTTAACCCAGCCATCCAAATCGGGACGATGGTGCATATCGACAGCAGCTTGATTCAGGCGCAGACCTACCAAATTGGGCAGGTTCCGCGGCCACTGGACGCACAAGGGATTTACCGCGTGGTCGGAGTGGAGCACGTCGGAGACACACGCGGGAATGATTGGTACACCAATTGCGTCACGGTCAGTCAGGCTGGCGGTATCCCGAACATGATCGCATCGAGCGCCTATGGTCCCTGGTGACAAGGGGGAGGTGATGGGATGCTCACCATCAACGACATCTTGCCGAATAATCAAGAAGAGGTCTACCGGACGCTCATGGACACGATTGCGGCAAACATCCGTGTCGCCATTCCCGGCATCATTCAAGCGTTTGACCCTGTTGAGCAGATCGTATCCGTTCAGCCGGCCGTCCGCGAGCGCATTCGCAACCCCGACTTGAGTTACTCATGGGTTAAACTCCCCATCCTGCTCGACGTGCCCATCGTCGTTCCGCGCGCGGGCGGCTTCGCGTTGACGCTCCCGCCAAAGCAGGGGGACGAGTGCCTGATCGTCTTCGGGGACATGTGCATCGACGGATGGTGGAAGTATGGGGGCATCCAGAATCAGCCCGACAAGCGGCGTCATGATCTAAGCGATGGCTTTGCGATTCTGGGTACGTGGTCGCAGCCGCGAGTGTTGTCCAATTACGCAACTGACGCGGCGCAGCTGCGCACCGACGATGGGCAGACGTACATCAGCATGCGGCCTGGTGAGATTGATATTGTTGCAGCCACCGTGAAGGTCAATGGGACGGTGATCTCGCCTTGATCTATCGCAAGTTATCTCCAACAGGGGATTACGTGCTTGGCAGGCCCAACGAGTTCTGGACGGATGCAGACGCCGTTGCACAAGCCATCTACACGAGCCTGAAGCTCTTGCAGGGCGAGTGGTGGGAAGATACATCGGCCGGCTTCCCGCTCTTCCAAGTTGTGCTCGATACGCCGGGCTCTCCCGAACACATACGAGGGATCGATATGGTCGTTCAAGAGGCTATCTTAAATGTCCCAAACGTCCAGGCCATCACGAACTTCTCGAGTGTGTATGACAATACGACACGAACGTACACCATTGAGATTTGCACTGTGGAAACAGTGTTTGGTGAAGTCGCTGTGAAGGGGGTGGCGTTCTCGCCGTGAGCTATTTCGCGCCATACATCGACTCCGCCGGATTCCACATGCCGACGTATCAGGATATCGTCGACCAATTGGTGGCGGATGCCCAGAACATCTTTGGCCAAGATATCTATCTCGGCTACGACAGCCAGGACTATCAGATGATTAGCGTGTTTGCACGCATGATCTATGACTCGTTCCTCGCGGCTCAAGCTGCGTACAACAGTCGTTCGCCTTCCACGGCATTAGGGAGCGCGTTGGACGCCATCGTGGCGGTCAACGGGCTTGTGCGCAAGCCTGCGACTTATTCCACGTGCCAAGTGACCATATCCGGCACACCGGGCACGATGATCGAGAACGGCGTCGTTAGTGACGTGAATGGCTACAACTGGTCGTTGCCGACACCAACTGTGATTGGCTCAAACGGCACGGTGACCGTGACTGCGACATGCCAAACACCGGGCGCCATCACGGCGAACCCAGGGGATATCAACACCATTGTCACGCCGCAGCTTGGTTGGAACTCGGTGACGAATCAGGTCGCCGCAATCCCTGGCACGCCCGTGGAGACCGATTCCGAGTTACGTGCCCGTCAAGCGGTGTCGACTGCGCAACCCAGTCAGAACATGGTCGACAGCCTCATCGCGGGGCTTTCGGCTATTCCGGGCATTGGCCGCTTCCGCGTGTATGAGAACTACACGAGCCAGACGGATGCAAACGGCATACCGCCGCATTCGATTTGGTGTGTGGTGGAGGGTGGCGATGCACAAGACGTCGCCAATGTGATTTGGCTGCGTAAGGGCATCGGCTGCGGCACGTATGGCAGCACAGCGGTCCAGGTCACAGACTCACAGGGCGTCGTCAACACGATCTACTACGATGTCCCACAGTATGTCGACATCGACGTCACTATTAACGTGAAGAAGCTACAAGGATTCACGCAAGACACGCAAACCGCCATTGCGAACGCGGTGTACGCGTATCTGAATAACTCGGAGATCGGCGTGCCTGTGTATAACTCCGCGCTGTGGGGTGCTGCGCTGTCGGCGAACCCGACACCAAACAACCCAACCTTCTCCGTTACAAGCGTCACCGCAGCCGTACACGGGCAAACACAAAGCACCTCCGATATTCCCATCGCCCTGAATCAAGTAGCGCGCGGAAATCTGTCATACATCACGGTCAACGCGAGCTAAGGCAGCGAGGTGAGAGCATGTCGATCGCACCCTATTTGTCGCTCATCACCTCTGAGCACTCGGACAAGCCCAACTACATGGCTTGGTTGTCGGCGCTCCTGCAAAAAGTCGACGATGGCATGTCCGCATCGAATTCGATACCGAGCGCTTTTAGCCTAAATACAGCCGAAGGTGTCCAACTGGACATCTTAGGCCAACTGATCGGTCAGCCGCGGGATATCGGCATCCCGTTGACGAACAGCTCATCGATTCTCGACGACGAACACTATCGTATGGTTTTGCGGTCCAGGATTGTCCGCAACCAATGGGACGGCACGGTCGGAGAGATTTATGATATCTGGAACGCGGCTTTTCCCGGCACGCAACTCGCACTGGTCGACAACCAGGATATGACGATGACGGCCAACATCACGAATCTCGAGGATAACCTATCTGCGGAGCTCGTGACAGCAGGTCTGATCATTCCGAGACCGATGGGCGTCCTGCTCAACATCATGGCGAATACTGGAGTCGTTGACCAAGTGTTTGTCGGGGGTCTTGTGAGTGGAGGAGATGTGATAAAGCTACAAGTGGTCTGAGATCAAGAGCGAGGGCACGAAAGGCCCTCATCTTAACAAAGATTGGTGTTGTCATCTTTTTGTGTTTGTGTTCTTTTTACGTGATCTGGCATTAGATATGAAAACCAGATTTCCGGGTGTTTGCACACCGAACAATACCCTGAGGCTACATATTGTCCATCTTTATCACCTTCAATATGCGTGATGATGAAGTCTTGGTCTTTTCTGCAAATTACACAATGCATCCGTTCTTTCATGTCGTCCACCCCTTTATTTAGCCTTGTTCGTTCTTTCACTATCATCTCCTTGTTCATAGTTGTACCAAATTAAAGTTCGAATGTAGAAAGGAGATGGCACATGTGGCCGTTTACGGCAACATGGTCGTCACCAAACAAGGCCAGGCGCTATATGCCAAAGTGCAAGCGGGTACCCAAATGCAGTTTACCCGGCTCCAAATTGGTAGCGGGCAACTCACGACGCAGCTGAGCAGTGCCCTAACCTCGGGGACGTCCTACACTTCCATACCCGTACAGGCGCTCACATCTCCTGTCGCGAGTGGTCAGACGATCACAATCGGCACAGGTAGCACGACGCAAACAGTCACGGCAAGTGCCGCGGTGTCCATCGGAGCCACGAGCATCCCGGTTGCGTCATTTACTGCGAACGCGAACTATCCTGCGGGCACCACGGTGACGTTGGTTTCCGACCCGACCACGCTCACGGGGTTGCTCAGTCCGATTGATTGGGTGCCAATTAACTCGATCTCGACAAACGGCAACACAGCAAATATCCTCGCTATCTACCAGAACACGAAACTCCAGCAACCTACGTACACGTGCGAGATCGGGCTATTCGCGCAAGACCCGCAGGCGGGTGAGATCCTATACGCCTACGCTAATGCTGGGGCTCAAGGGGACACCTTTCCGCCGTACTCAGCCGGGCCGTACTCGCGGCAGTTTCAGCTGGCGATTGCCATCGGGAACGCGACACAAGTGACGGCCAACGTCCCGACGGGTACCTGGATCCCGGTGTCACAGATGGGGGTACCCAATGGAGTAGCGACCCTCGATGCCACCGGCAATGTGCCGTTGTCACAGCTCGGAAACGTGCCAAAGCCGGGAACGGCATCATCAACAGCGTTGGGGCTTATTCAGTTACCACCGTCAGCCGGCACACCCACCAACCCCGTCGCCGTGTATCGCCCCGTCAGTGTCCGAGACATGACCCTCACGTCCACATCAGCCACGACTGTACTCAGCTACACGCCAGCCGCATCAGGACAGTTTAAGGTGAGCGGCTATCTACGTGTGGCCAACGCGGCGACCGGCGTGACAGTGACGCTGACGTACACCAGTCCATCCGGTTCACAGACCATTACGCTTGTGCCGCAGTACACCTTGGCGGTCGGTGACTACACCATAACAGCTACGACTTTTGAGGCTACAACAAGTAGCGCCATCACACTTACAGCTACAGCAGGCACAGCGAACAACGTGACAATCTCCGCAGTACTGGAGGCGGTGTGATACATGAGTCAAGCGATTGTACCTTCATCTGCAGTTCCGTTTGGCGCGCCCGCAATCACAGCAGGCGGTATCAACGGACTTGGTAGTTTACGATTCGTGGGCACCACAAACGGAGGCCCACCGACGAGCGGGACGTACAACACGAGGGATGTGGTGTTGGATCTCAACACGCTGCTCCTGTGGATCTGTACCTCCGGCGGCACCCCTGGCACGTGGACGGGTTTGAGTTACTTGCGAACGGATAGCGGCGCGCCGAATCCGCAGATGGTGCAACAGCCGGTAGTATTTCAATCGAATGCAAACCAATCAAGTCAGCAACCGATTCTTGCCAAATCCCCTGACGGGAGCTATATCGCTCTTGCTCCTAGTGTAACAGTAGGAAGCTGGAATGCCCTCGTTCAAGCCGGGGATGAAGTGCTGGTATTCGTTAGCAAAGGCAATCCTACAAATCCATCCTTTTTGTCTATTGTGCCTTGGGCAAGCAAAACCGCTGGAATCCGAATCGGAAGCGATGGAACAGTCAAAAGTGCCAACAACACTCTCGATGACGGTTCTGGTGGCATCGTAGCGGCTGGAGCTATGAAAGCGCAAGGTGCTTATTTTGTGCTAGAAGCGCTGAGCGGAGGGTACAAAATCCAGTCAGGCGCCGCTAATATCTCAAATGTATCGCCGAACACAGTATACACGACTACCATCACGTTTCCTGTACCCTTTTCTTCCGCCCCGTATGTCTACGTCACATCCAATACGAACACAGTAAACAATAGCTATACGGTCTATTTATCTGCCTACGAAAATACCGCCACTCAATTCACGGTTGAAGGCCTAATCTCAGGCACTGCAAACCCGGGTACGATTAGTTTCAGTTGGATAGCGATTGGAAATTGAAGCGAGGTGAAACCATGAATTATTTCTTTCTGTATACAGAGACCACAGGTCAAATCTATGGTGCTCCATATCTCGGTACAGCAGAAGAGTGGACCAACATCCCCGAAGGCTGTGGGGTTATCGGCCCGATTGACCAATCCGATTCGACAGCGACGGATGCTTACCAACACCCAGAACGATATCTCGTCCAAAACGGCGAACTGGTGCTCCAGCCGTACATCACAATCACATCGTCAGAGTCAAGCGGCTCCTACAACATCACCGCAACCCTCAACAACCCACCCTCCACGCCTCCGTCCAGCGTCACGTTCACGATTGGCTCATGGACGCAGACTTCAACGCTTGCCAACAACCAGGCCAGCATCACGGTGCAGATGCACCCATCACTCTCATCGTATGCGGTGCCTGTGTCCGTTTCTGCGACGGGATGTGTAGGGGCGTCGGCGACGATTGGTGGGACACAACCACTCCCCATCGGTATCCAGGTCTTCACTCCATCTGGTTCGAGTACGCCGATGGTCGCTCCTGTCGGCCCTGGGTCAAAGAGTTTCCTTGCGGCGTATTACTCGCTTTCCGCAGGATCGCTTGAAACGTATCTCGCCGACATCGGAACGGTCATCAGTCTGCTGACCGACGCCGTGTTCAATGTGCTGTTCCCGGCGGTAAATCCGACGTTGAACGCCAATCAGCAGAACGCCTACAACGATATCAAGGCCAACGCATTGCCGAATCTGTACACAACGCTCAACAACGCCTATCCGTCCGGCGGAACGAAACAATTGCAGTACGCAGATTATCTCGCTGGCCTATCGAGCACGTTCAAGGCATACGAGAGTTACGCACAAGACCTTGAGACGATTCCTGGACTTGAGTGACCACATCTTCTGTTTCCTCAGCGCTCCTTCGGGGGCGCTTTTTTCATGCCTGAAAGGAGTGTCCATCATGCCGAAGTACCGCTACCTCCAGACGGCCACTGTCCCGTACTATCAGCCGCACGGAAACGGAAAAGTGGAAGTGGACCTGCGGCAATATTTTGGGCCTATCTACAACCAGGGCGACCTAGGCGCATGCTCCGCCTTTGCCGCGACCGCTTGGTACGCCGCGTGGCGCGTGAAGCACGGTTATTCGTGGGTCGAGTACAGCGAATTGGCTCAGTATTACGAGGAACGCAAACTGGAGGGCACCGTCTTCCAGGACTCCGGCGCGACCATCTGGGACGCTGTCCAGGTGCTCGCCACATACGGCGTTATGCCCGAGCAGGATGACCCGTACAATCCCGCGGACTTCACCAATCCGCCGCCTGAGCAGGACTTCATCCCTGGATCGCAATTGCCGCTCAACCTCGTCCGTCGCCTTCCGCTCTCTCGCCTCGTGGACTACGCCATGGACGCGCTCAGCAACGACATGCCCATTCTGTTCGGCGCAGCGGTGTTCTCCGAGCTTGAGTCGCAAGAAGTGGCGGAGACAGGCTATCTCTCCATGCCTGCGCCGTATGAACAGCCCATCGGCGGTCACGCGATGGTGGCCGTCGGCATGGACGTCGGCAAGCGCCTGTTCCTCATCCGCAACTCGTGGGGCGCTGACTGGGGCATCGGCGGCTACTTCTGGATGCCATTTGAGTACTGGCAGGACTTCGTGAGCGAGGCATACGTCATCGACGATTTGGTAGAGGACAAGAAGGTGGCCTAATGCTGGAGCCAGGCGACCTCATCTTTGTACGCGGGCGTTGGTGGGACCCGATTGCAGACGCCATCAAACTGGGGGAAGTCCTCATCAACCATGAAGAGAAGCTGCCGCTCGCGCGTCTCTACACCCACGTCGCAGTCTATCTCGGCGGCAACAACATCGCGGAGGCGCAGGGCCTTCGCGTATCAGGGACGGGGCGAATCGGTGCATATGCAGGCGAGTACGACATCGGCCATGTGGTCGGCATGACGTATGACCAGCGCCAGCAGTTTCTTGCCGCACTCCAGCGCGAGAATGGCTTTCCTTACGACTGGGTGGGCATCTTCTGGCTGGCGGTCAAGGCTATCACGGGCTACAGCAAGAAGTACGAGGAGCACAAGACGCGGTACTGCTCGACCTATGTGGGATGGGCGCTCAGGCAAGCAGGCATTGTGGTGGACGATGAGACACCTTCCACACTGGCGCTTGACCCGCGTATTCACATCGAGATTGTTTGCTGAGAGGGGCGGTTGAAGTGCATGAGAACCACTCCCCTGATACCCGGCTAGCGGTGGCGGCCAACGACATCGCGTGGATCAAACAATCCCTGAAGGAGATCAAGGAGAAACAAGAGGAACTATCGGACCAGATACGCGCGCAGAACGACCGAGCGTCGGAGTTCGCCACAAAATCCGACATCGAACAGCTTAGCAAGGACGTCCAAGACCTGCAACGATGGCGTTCATGGCTGACGGGGGCCTATCTTGTCGGCGCAGGCATCATTGGGGCGCTATTTGAGTACGGACGTCAGTGGTTGACAGGAGGTGGTGGCAAATGATACGGCGGATGAATGCGTGGCTAGCTGAACGCATGGCGAACATGCTTTCGAGTATGTGGCTCTTTTGGGGCTTGACCATCCTCATTTGGGCGACAGTCATCTTGCAGCGCCCTAGCGGGCCGCAAGGGTGGATATTGTTTCTCGTTTCCGTGTTCTTTCAGGGCGTATCTCTGCCAGTTCTGGCTTTCGTGAGTAACATCCAAGGGGATAGAACAGAAAAACTGTTGCGTGAAACCCACGACGCTGTCATGTCCGAGCTTACGGAACTTAGGCGCATGCATGAGGAACAGGCGACGGAACTTGCGGAACTAAGGGCCGTCCATCGCGAACTAGGGAGGCGTTCGCATGACCGCTAACCGCGTCGTGGAGGAGCATGAGGTCACGGAGAAGGTCACGGAATACGTCGTGTTCCCGGAGCACTCGCAAAGGACGGAAAGCGAACTGTTCCGCACGAACAAGCATAAGCTTGTCCACGAAATGAACCTCCCGTGCTTCAAGTGTGCCATGAAAGCATGGCCGGACAAACCGCCGCCGGAAGCGTACCATAACCGCGAAGTCCACCACTGGCTTGTCGAATGGGCCGTGTGGAACGCCGCTGATCCAGCGAAGGTGCAACGCCTGCTGGATAGCGGCTTTTTTGATCCCTACGGCTTCTCGGCACATATGAAGGGACAACCCTTCGATTCCCCAGACGACATCCGAAACCTCATCGTGCTCTGCGAACGCCATCACCGAGACGGTCATATCGGCGTCCACCACTCGACGGCTCCTGAGTGGTTGTCTGACCTCGTGGCGAAAGACGGCGTAGACATTCTGCTCACGGATGAGGAGTGGCGACTGCTCGCAAGCGGGCAAGCCGAACTCGGAGACGACGGCAAGCTCATCCCGAAGGAGGCCAATGATGAATAAGCATCTTACGCGTGCGCTAGCCGCGATATCGCTCGCTGGCGCTCTTGGTTTTCCGGCTGTGGCACATGCGCAGAACGTATCATACCCAACCATCAAAGCAACGGTTAACGGCGTGAGCGTGCCTGCGATTGTCGTTCGAAACACCACTTACGTCAGCACCAGAGCCCTTAGTGTTGCGCATACGGCCTACGAACAGGTGAACAGCAGCACGTATGACGTGCTCGGATGGAACGAGTCGGTGGTCACATACAACGGCCAATCTTACATCCCGTGGGCGTGTCTAGCGCCGAGCGTGAAGGCGACAAAGATACCTGGCGGGTGGGCCTTCGCGGCAGATCAAGACTATCAACTCAAGCTTGTCTATGATCCGCAAGCCTTTGCAGGCAACTGGGATATGGTCAGAATCTACACGCTCGACGGGAATCGGCCAGCCCCAGGCCAAGCATTCGACATGAAAATCTACTATGGGGGAACGAACGGCGCGCCTGACGAGATCATAGACAAAACATCGCAAGATGGCGCATATGAGTGGGGCTTCAACGAGGTCAAGCCTACGTCCGATAGCATCGTGCTGACGTGGACAGACCCCGAAGGAATCAAGCATGTTGGCACCGCCACAGTTACGTTCGTGTCGCAGACCCCTTCTTCAACACCTATCCCTCCAGACGACCACCTCGTCGCGCAGACCGCTATCAGCGTGATCAACGACGAAGTGCTATTCGATGCGCAAGTGAACGGTGTGGATATGACATTCCAGCTTGATACTGGCGCTATGATGCCGCTCATTTCTGCCAACGATGCAAAGAAACTCAACCTGCCCAATCTAGGGACAATTGAGGTTGCGGGCGTCGGCGGGACAAACCAAGCCTATCTCAGTCAAATGAATGTTACCATCGGGGGCGTCACGTTCGAGAACGTCCCCTGCATCGTTGACCCATCGTATCAGTATAACTCGCTATTCGGCTATTCGTTTTTCGCGGACCATCAGTATGACCTGCTTGTGTCTCTTAAACACCACACGCTCAGCATTCTCGACTAATTCTGGGGGATGAGGGACCATGCCTACGGTGATAGCAAAGGCTATTGATTGCACGGTCAAACTCACGCCCCAACAAGCACAGGCTATTGCGCAGGCGGGATATAGCGTTGTGATGCGGTATCTCGGTAACTGGGCGAAGTCTCTCACCGCCGATGAGGTGGCTGCTATCCGTGCGAGCGGCCTGAAAGTCGGCCTCATCTGGGAGAGTGACCCGACATATGTGGGCTACTTTACGCCGTCACAGGCGGCGCATGACGCAGTTGCAGCGATGGCTTCTGCGGAAGCGCTCGGCGCGCCGAAGGGAACGGCTATCGCCTTCACGGTCGATTACGACGCCGCCCTCAATGACATGGAGGCCATCATCGCGTACTTCGGCGTCCTCTTGAGCAAAGTCACGGACTACAAGGTGGGCGCGTATGGCGATGTGATTGTCATCGATGCGCTATACAACACCTACGGCAACAAGCTCTGGTATTGGCAGACGAGCGCATGGAGCAACGGGCAGACGAACGCGAACAATGCCATGTACCAGCACACCTACGATGCCATGGTCGGCGGCGTGCAGGTGGACGTGAGTGACGTATACGCGGACCCGGGCTTCTGGGAACCGTCTTCGACACCCGCACCTAGCCCGTCGCCGTCGCCATCACCGAACAACGGAGGTGACATCGTGACAATTCTTCAACTCGGCAGCACGGGCGACGCCGTGAAGCAGTTGCAAGAGGACTTGAACAAAGTCCTAGGTATCCATCTCGCCGTGGATGGTATCTTCGGACCGGCCACGCAAGCGGCGGTCAAGTCGTTCCAATTGCAGCACGGTCTCACGGTGGACGGCATCTACGGCCCTCAGACCGCACAGGCCATGTACGAGGCACTGTTGGCCCTCGCGAACAAGGGAAGTACCATCACCGTGGACAAGGCCAAGGTGCAGGCGCTTGTGACGGCGCTTGAGTCGGCACTGAACGCGGCGAAGGCGCTGCTCTAATCAAATGCCATATCCGTCATGGTTTAGTCACGGCCTCGCGCAGACCAGCGTGGGGCCTCATCTTTTGAGGGAGGGATTCTGATGGCTGCACCTATCACGAGCGTGGAGTTGCAGATCCTTGAGGACGTGCTGAGCGCGTTTGGTCTTGCGTTTGGCGGAGCGGTCACGTACTTGACGACCAAGGTCGTGCCGAAGTACATCCATAGCAAGACCGCGCAGAACGCCATAAGCGGCCTCGCTTCCATTGCTGAGAGCGTCGTGACGCAGTTCAACCAGACGATTGTGAGCGACGCCAAGGCGAACGGCGTCTGGAACGCGACACTAGCCGCGAAGGTGAAGCAGGACGCGGTGCAGGCCGTGTTGTCGCAGGGCGCGAATTTGGCAAAGCTCGCGGAGAAAGTCGTCGGGGATGTGCCAGAGCTCGTCTCGACGCTCATTGAGCAGGCAGTGGCGAAGGAGAAGACAAAGTGATATAGTGGTGCTAAGAGAGCCTGCCACGCGAGCCATGAGGCAGCGGACCAGGGCAGGCCAGTTCGTGTGGAGATTCAAGGCCCGATGCGAATGAAGCACCGGGCCAAAAATTTTTTCTCGGAAACGTCGACAAAACTATTGAATTCGTCGACGAAACGTGTATACTGAGAATCAGAAGGAACAAACAAGGCCCCGACGGACGGGGCGATGAGGAGGGTAAGGAAATGAAGGCGTACCGCATCCAACCTGCCGACCGCGACGTGAATCTCCTTCTCCAGCCCGAGCACCAAGTCTCTCGGTGCTGGACGTACACCGAGCGCCCGTGCCCGGAGTGCAACGGGGAAGGCCGCCGGTGGCACTACGGGGAGGAGATCGTATGCGAGGCTTGCGGCGGCGATGGTTGGGTCGAAGATGTACGCCACGGTGTCAGCGCCTGCCTCACGTTGGACGACCTCAGGGCGTATTTCCTCTCGCGGGGCGCCGACCTGGAGGACACCGTCCTCGTCGAAATGGAAGCCGAGTGGGCCGAGGATGAGGACTTCGACGTTGACGCCGGCGCGGTGCTCGTCATCCCGCGAGAGATCGTGCGGGTGACGCCCATCGAGGAGACGGGGCTGTTCCGTTTCTTGGGGCATTCGCTCGACGAAATCCTCGCAGACGTCGAGGAGCGGTTCGCCGACCAAATCCGCGAGGCCGACGATGAGCGCTGGACGCTGGCTCAAATCCTTGAGTCCGAGTGGGACTTGAGCGAGGAGCAGGGGCAGTTCCAGTACCGTTCGGAGTGGACCAGCAAGGTCGAGGCATTCCTCGACCGAATTCTTGGATGAGGAGGAAATGAAAATGTTGGAGCAAAAGGCGTATTGGTTGGGCTATAAGGCGGCAGAACCTTATCTTGCCGCCAAACCGGGTACATCACTGCTCTCGCGCCGTGAGGCGCATGCGAAAGGTTTGGAAAAGCTGAAATTTTTAATTTCTGGCTTGAATGACAGTGACGCGTTTTTCATGCACCGTGAGTTCGAGCGCGGTTTTCGAGACCGCGAACACGGCGGCCCCGGGAAAAGCGGCATCTAACCCAGCCGCTAAGCTCGTTGCCCGTAGCTAGGGCGCCCGACTCGCTCGGGCTCCCCATGGTGCGGACAACGCACACAAAAGCCGCCTTTGGGCGGCAAAGGAGGAAAGTTTCATGATCATCACTGTAACACTTCAGGCCGGGCTGCTCCAGCCCGAGCAGTTGCCGGATCTCATCGCCGCCATGCCTTCCGCGGGAGGCACGGAGGGCATCATCCTGAGCGGGCGCCTGCCTGTGTGGGCGTTCGCGACGCTGGTGCACCATTTCCATCCCAGGCCGTGGGTTGCTACTTACGAGCCAAGGCTTGGACTTGGCGTCGTGGTAGCCTCCCATACTCCAGCAGTGGTGGTCGGGCAGACGGTCCCGACCGACGGACATGAGACTCTGGAGGTGTTGTTCTGATGAACGAGCATCTAACTCAATTTTGCACAGCCTGGGCTCTCGCCCGTGCTTACTGGCACGGGTGGGCAGCCGACTACGGCACGTCCTTCACGGACATGGTAGAGGACGTCCATCTCGCCGCCTCTGCGGAGGAGGCGTGCGAGCGCATCCGCGCTCGTTACAAAGCACTACCGTCGTTTCCTGGCCAAATCGCGGGCATCGAGTGCCCGGAGCTGGCGGGAGATAACATCGTCCACACGACGGGCACTGGGCGTCTGTCGTGGGTTGTCCGCCCTGACGGCTCCGTATCGTTCACCGTCTCCACGCCGTATGGCGTCGTCGCGCAGGCCGAGGTGTCCGCGCCCGAGGTGGCGCGTACGCGCTACGGCGAGCCTTACATCCGCCGCACAGCCAATATGTGGGCTCGCGACGCTCGTCCGCGCCACGTCATGGCCTTAAACAAGGCCATAAGTGTGCTCGCCACGATACCAGAGTGCCCCGATGGAGACGTGCTGGAGTTGGCACGCTTCCTGCAGTCTCCGTTCGGTGAGTGCGAGGGCCTGCGTGTCGAGGTGGACCTGGACGGCTCCAAGTCCACGATGGGTCCTGGAGTCTGGTTCGAGGGTAGCTGGCCCACTGCGGCCAGCGGCGTGTTCGTGCCGCTGTTCACGCCGTTCACGCAACGTGACCTCGGGCGGGCGTTTGCCCACCTCGCCCGTACGGTGGATGCCGAGTATGCCTCCCTCGCCCGCGCCTTGGGCGAGAATGTGCCAGACTATATGCTGTTCCGCCCCGAGCCTGTCAGCGAGTAAGCTGACGGGCTAGGGGCGTTTTTGTGTTTTGAGGAGGAAATGTATGGAAGACAAAGACATCACCTGCCTGGGCGGCACACTTCGCCGCGTCGGCCCAAACCAATGGGAGTGGATAGACGGCACACCGGAGCCGCGCGTCCGTGACATGCTCCGCGCTGACCTCGCGCCGAACTTTCGCGTCATCGGTGGACGTAACGGCGATGTGGAAATCCCACGGAACTGGCGCGACTACGTGGACGACCCGGCTATCGAGATGGCCATCGAATGGCTCATCAAGGAGCACGGTCGTCCATCCGACATCTTCGGCGAAGGTATCGCGGAGGCACTTGGGGACCATCGTGTCTTCGTGCGCGGGTATCGTGTGCCCGTGCAGAAGTGGGACGAGGTCATGATGGTCCCCACGGGAGTGGAGTGGGACTTGGAGCACGAGGAGGACATCTTGCAGCGAGCAGAGATGCTTAGAAGGAAGATGGAACGAGAGGAGGCGGAGAATGCCGAGACCCAGGAAGAGTAGCGGATACCGTATCACGTGGAGGGTGACGGAAGACCTTGAGCCGTTTATCCAGCGGTTTGTGGAAGCCTTCTGCGAAGTCCCGGCGGCGATGGATACCATCGTGCGCCGGTATCGTCGTTCGCGAGAGGTCGGGGAAGAACGTCTCCGCGAACTGTTTTCGCCCGCGGAACTCAACTGGCTGATGCAGACCCTCGTGCCGCCAACCGAAGGTACAGGCATTGAATATATCACAGCCCAAGTATCGGAGGCAGTGCGACTCGGACAAACGGATGGCGTCGATGGTGAATCCATCCTAAGCAGAATCGTCCACTTGTCAGACATCGAACTGTTCGCGCTCGATGAGCGGAGGCGCATGTATGCCGAGTAAAAGGCCCTGCTCACCACGTCGGTGGGCAGGGCTTTTGCGCACAATCCGATAAGCCCAGACATATGTCGATCTCGATTTTCATACACTCTTAAAAAGTCTTGTGTCGGGGGAAAAACTTATGGACTTTTGGCGCGCAAAGCACTACGATGAGGGCAAAGACCCGAGAAAAAAGAAGGTGATCCGCATGGCATCCCCTATCGATACCCACGTTCACACCGAACCGATTGAGCGCTATCGCATTCGTCATTCCGAAATTGAGGCTTGGAAGCGTACTTCTGGCCTTTTGACCGGCAAGATCCCGTATGGGGATGATGGCGAGACTCTGAGCGAGTATATTCATCGGAAGCGCGCCGAAGAGAGGGAGAGAGGCTAA